AATATCCTGAGTACGTTGATGGTTTAGAACAAACTATTAAAATGATTAAATTTGCTTATTCAATTAATCCTCAATTGATATTTGAAATTGGCACTGAAGAAGCAATTAGACCATTTGAGGCTTTTTTAGATAGATTTGGTCCTGAGTACTTTAATCAAAAGTATAATATTAATGATAAACAGTATAAACCCATGAGTTATATACTGGAACAATATAATGTAGATATATTTTATAATAATCCACTTTATACACTATTTCATGGTGATTTACAATTTGATAATATACTTTGGAGTAGTGTAACAAATAAATTCACATATATTGATTGGAGAGAATCATTTGGTGGATCAATAAAAGGTGGTGATATTTACTACGATCTAGCTAAATTATATGGTGGTACTATTATTCCATATAATATGATGAAGGAAGAAAATGCTATTGAATTAGTAGAAGGATCTACAGTAATAAAATATGATTATTATATTAGTAAAGATCTACATAAATTTAAAGAGGATTACAAAGATTGGATTATTGAAAATGGATTTGATTTAAATAAAGTAAAATTAATAACTGCTATAATATTCTTAAATATGTCTCCTCTACATGATGAGAAGTTTGCAAAAATGTTATGGTTTAAAGCAATCGAATTACTAAGTGAACACTATAAATAAAGATACAAAAATATATGGCTCGTTTTCCTCTAATCCGGGGAATAACGGCTGTATATTCTTTAATACTAAATTCCAAGAAAACAGAATAAATGCTATTTATAAATCATTTTATTCAGATAATATTATAACCTCAATTACAGCAGCTAAAATATTAAATTTTTCCGGTTTCGCAGTTAGTATGCCATTTAAAGTAGAAATTTTAAACCATGTCGATAAAATAGATCCAGCTGCCCAAGAAATCGGAGCCGCTAATACTATAATTAATAAAGATGGATATTTAAAAGCCTATAATACTGATTGGGTAGGAGTTAGTAAATTTTTCTTGGATCCCCCAAAATCTCTTATTATATTAGGTAATGGTGGTTTTAGTAAAGCAGTACAATATGCTTGTAAATCTTTAAATATAAAGTATCAAGTAATAACTAGAAATGATTGGGATAAAGTTCCTAATTTAGAAGGTAATATATTTAATGCAACTCCAATTGATGTAAATGTTAAAGGTAATCTTATAGATGGAAGACCTTTTACTGAGACTGGTAAGATAATAGCTGCTTTACAAGCTGAAGAACAATATAAAATTTATACTAAATGAATAATATAAAATACTTTATAGGACCAATGTCTAAAAACATTGTAGATGCTATAGTTGAATTTTGTAATAACACAGGTAATACTATAGGATTAATCCCATCCCGCCGCCAAGTAGAATGGGATGGAGGTTATGTTAATAGTTGGACTACCGAAGAATTTAGTAAATATGTCACTACATTACCATTACAACGTGATCATGGTGGTCCTGGACAAGGCAATAATGATGATGATGGATATGAATCATTAGCTTATGATGCTAAACATTTACAATTAATCCATATTGATCCTTGGAAAAAATATCCTGAGTACGTTGATGGTTTAGAACAAACTATTAAAATGATTAAATTTGCTTATTCAATTAATCCTCAATTGATATTTGAAATTGGCACTGAAGAAGCAATTAGACCATTTGAGGCGAAAGAATTAGATCAATTAGTACTTGATTTATGGAATGCATTGCCTAAAGAAATATGTAGTAATATAAAATACCTTGTAATACAATCAGGTACATCATTAAAAGGAACTAATCAAACGGGTCATTATAATAGTCAACGTTTATTAGATATGATTACTGTTGCTAAAAAACATAATTTAATCTCTAAAGAACATAATGGTGATTATATACCAGTATCAATTATTAAAGAAAAATTTAATTTAGGGTTAGATTCAATAAATATAGCACCTGAATTTGGCCTTATAGAAACTCAGACGTATATTAATGAAATAGGAAATTCTGATTTATTTGATCGATATTGGCAAATATGTTATGATTCTAAAAAATGGGTAAAGTGGGTTAACTCTGAATTTAATCCTTATACCAATAAAAAAGAATTAGTTGAAATATGTGGCCATTATGTTTTATCATACCCTGAATTCATTTCAGACATTAAATCACAATTTCCCGATATAGATAAAAAAATAAAAATAAATGTTACAAAAAAATTAAATGAATTATATGGATATTAGACCTAAAACAATATTTTGTGATATTGATGGAACCTTAGTTAAACATGACCCACCTTCTCTTACATCAAAACCGAATTATAAAATGGAATTGTTAGAAGGAACTATTGAAAAATTATTAGAGTGGGACAAGAAAGGATATAATATTATACTAACTACAGGTAGGAAAGAAAGTTTAAGAAAAGTAACTAAGCAACAACTTACAGAAGCAGGTATATTTTATAATTATCTTATAATGGGGATTGGAGGCGGAACTCGTTATCTAATAAATGATAACAAACCAGAAGGTACAGAATCTGCATTTGCTATTAATTTAAAACGTAATAAGGGAGTCAATGATATTATTTTGTAATACATTTATAACGGAAACAAAACCCCCAATAGGGAAAGGTTTTGTGTTTAGAGAAAATTTAAAATTATTTTCTAACTTTGACATTTTTAAATATTCATTAGCTAGTTTAGCTGTTGCTTATGATTGGAGTAAAGTTATTTTAAAAATATCTTTAGATGATGTATATAAACATAAGCAAGATGAATTAGAAGAATTTATTAAAAAAGAATTTAAAAATTTTAACTTAATATTAAAATGGCAGAGAAATGAATATCAAAACGATTGGAAAAAGGATTATGAATTATTAGATGGTAATTTAATTTGGTATTCTTGCAATCATGATCATATATTTTTTGATTCGTCTAAAGATTATTTAGATGAATTAGTTAACGAAATGAAAGATGAAGAATTATGTTCATTAGGATTTTCCCATTTCCCAGAATCTATAAGAAATGCTAAATTAGGTAGCGCATCCTACCCTAATGACCCTACAACTTATAAAATACATAACAACTATCTCTCAGTTATAGCTAATTGTTTTGATAGTATTCAAATTATAACTAAAGAACTATATCATAAATGGTGGTTTGAAGGTGAGTTTAATCATATTAAATTACCTCGTCCTGATTTTTTTGGAATTTCATTAGCTGAAATTAAACCGGTACCTCTTCATAAGGTAATAATACCATTAAAAGAGATATGTCGCCATTTTGATGGATACCAACATATAAATCCACCAATAACAAACAATCAATGTCCGGCAATTGATATTCCTGATGGATTTTTTAAAAATGATATTAAAATTAGGTATGGTTACGATGATTATAAAGAGGGATGGACTAATATTAATCCCAAAAATCCTTATTACTATGCTTATAATATAACTGGAACTGATTATAAATTTACATTAGAAGATTTACCACTAGTTTGGAAAAGCAGAATATCTGTTGTAGATTCAAATCCTGATATAGATGAAGAAGAAATACTTCAATATCGTTTAAAATCCATATTAGAAATGATTTATACTTCTGAATATTATATTGTTGATAAGGAAGTTGAAGAAAAAATACTTAATAAATACTTAAAACAATTTAATTACACCATAGATGCTTAAAATATACTCTAATTTTATAGGAGCAGAATCATTTGAAAATGTTATTCCTAATGATTTAAAAAATAAACCAATTACTATATTTAATGATTATCCTAATATAACCCAAGAACAACTTGAGTTTAATCCATATAATATATTAATGGTAATGGAACCAAACCAATTATTTGGCATCCATAATTGGGCTATCCAGAATGCTCATTTATTTAGCATAGTATTAACATGGGGACAAGATATATTAGATAAATGCCCTAATGCTATGTTTTTTCCTTTTGGGATTAGCTGGTTAGATAAAGAATATATAGATAATATAGATAAATTAGAAAAAAAATTTGAAGTATCATTTTTATGTGGGGGTAAACAAATTATTGAAGGTCATCATTTAAGGCATAGAATATATAAACGTGAAAAAGAAATATTAACCCCCAAACAATGGCACTATACTCTTCCAGACTATGATTATAATAAAGGAAATCATACCATTATAAAATATGAAGATAAATGTCCTGGTCATGAGAAAAAAAGACTATGGAATAGTATGTTTTCAATTTGTATTGAAAATTCATCAAATAGAGGATATCACACTGAAAAAATAATTGATGCTTTCTTATCTAAAACAGTTCCTATTTATTGGGGTTGTCCAAATCTAGAAGAATTAGGATATGATCCTAATGGTTTTATATATTGCAATGATGAAAATGAAATTATTAAAGCTACTAATACATTAACTCCTGAAGATTATTTTAATCGAAAGAAAGCTATTGATTATAATTATGAATTAGCAAAATATTATGCTGATTTATTTGAAAGATTTAAAGATATTATTAGTGAAATTATTAAATTAAATGATATATGAAAATAGGCTGTTTTATATCTCAGTTCACTTTAGAAGGAGGATCTATTGTAGTTGGAGACGCTACAAAATATAATGACTTAGCTAAATGTGCTGTAGATAGTTTTAAAAAGTTTAATCCTGAGGTTGAATTACATTATGTTAATGATACTAATTTCATGGAATATTACGAAAAATATTTCCAAAGTTATGAATTAGTTGACCATATAGGAATTGTTAGATACATGTTAGCATATGATATAATGCTAAAAGAAAAGTATGATAAATTAATTGTTTTAGGTTGTGATACTATTACATGCTCTAAATTAGATGAATTCATTAATGGTACAGAAGATGTATTAACTACTTTAAACTACCCTTGCCAAGAATCAACTGATTATTTCACCACCCCAATATTTGAAATATATCCTGGAGTATATGATCATGGAAATATAAATGCGGATGTTGTTTGTTTTAACAACATAAATGCGTTTAAAAAAGTAATTGACCTAGCTACAGAACATTTTACAGTATTTGCTGAACAAGGAGCTTTAAATGAACTAGCATGGGTTGACAAATCATATAGTGTTAAAGTAATAGATTTCCCCTACCCAACCAGTAATGTATCGTATAATGCTCGATCTAAAGGAGTATTTGGGACAAATATGATTAAAAAAGGAATGTTGGCTAAACATGGTTCTTTAGATGGTCAACCAAGCCCTATAAGACATTGGTATGTTAAGGATAAAAAATTATATACTCATGATCATAAACAAATAAAATGTTTCCATTATGTTGAAGGATTAACTGGTCGCTCTATGGATGAATTTAATGAGATAATGGACGATTTTAAGCACCATTGGTTTAACCAAGAAACTATAAAATTCTTCTCAGAAGAATGTGACTGCTCAAAATTTTTTAATTATATTTAACAACAACAACAATAAAAATATGATATCTTTTGTAACAATAGGAAGAAATGATAATTATGGAGGGAATTTTTTAAATATTCTTATTAGATCATTAAACCATAATTTAGATGAAATCTCAAAATTAACTAATAATTTTGAGTATATTTTAGTTGATTGGGTTTCTATTAAAGAACCTTTATACCAATTAGAAGAATTTAAGAAATTATTAACAACGTATCCTCAATTTAAAATTTATACTGTAGATAAATCTGTAGCTATAAACGAGGATATATCAACAGAATTCTTATATGAGTACTATGCTAAAAATGTAGGTATAAGAAAATCACAAGGAGAAATGATATCAGTTTTAAATAGTGATTTACTATTATCTTCTGATTTAATATCAAATATTATTTCTTTATCTGAGTCATCTGTTATTCCATCTATTTTTAGACCAAGATTTAGTGTAGGAATTAAAGTTGATAGTGATATAAATGATGTTCAATCTAAACTTGAAGTAATTGGTATTGGAGATATAGGTAAACACATAGACGAAAATTGTAATTTTTCTGGAGAGGGATTTTATGACACCAAATTTGGGGTTATTGATTTTGAAAATAGAGAAATAGACCCTATGGGAGAGATAGCTAGTGGTGATATAGTAATATCATATAAAGAACATCTTAAGGATTTAATTAAAGGATATGATGAAATAAATCCCGAACACAGACAAAAAGACAAACGTCAATCTGGAATGGACAGTGAAATAATTTATAATTATGTCTCAAGAAATTTGCCTGTTTTTTATTTAGAAAATTTATATTTTCATGTTGAACATTCTAGAAAGGACTTAAACAGAGATAATGTTAGAAACTTAACAATATGGAATAATCCAGAAGATTGGGGGATGGAAAAATATAAAGTTAACACAATAGACACAAATGTGTATTTAATATTTAATTAATTTAATAAAAAATTTGATATGAAAAAAGTATGGTATGCTCCTAATAAGTTTGAGTCTTATGGAGAAGAAGAAATTAAAGCAGTAGAAGCTTGCCTACGTGACGGATGGTTAGCAGGATTCGGTCCTCGTTCAATAGAATTTGAAAAGAAGATTGCTAAACGATTCGGCAAAAAGTATGGAGTATTTGTTAATTCAGGCTCTTCAGCTTGTTTATTAGCAATTGCTGCTTTAGGACTTAAAAAAGGAGCAAAAATTATTACACCATCTTGTACATTTTCAACAACACTAGCACCAATCATTCAATTAGGTTACGAGCCAATATTCTGTGATGTAGAATTAACATCTTATGTTCCTTCTGTGCAAAGTATCTTAGATTTAATTACAGAGGACGTTAGAGCTATCATGGTTCCAAATCTTATTGGTAACAAACCAGACTGGGATTTACTAAAAAGTGAGTTAGCTCGCATTGGTCGTGAAGACATTATCGTAATTGAAGATTCAGCAGATACAATTACATACACAGAGAGTACTGATGTATCAACTACAAGTTTCTATGCTAGTCATATTATCACAGCAGGTGGTACTGGAGGTATGGTTATGTTTAATGACATCAAGCATGTAGAACGAGCATTGCAATATAGAGATTGGGGAAGAATGGGAGATAATTCTGAAATTATGGATGATCGTTTTAATCATATAGTAGATGGTATTCCATATGATCACAAATTCCTTTATGGAGTATTAGGATATAACATGAAGTGTAGTGAAATGAGCGCAGCATTTGGTTTAGTTCAATTAGAGCGATTTGAAGACTATAAACACAAACGCAGAACAAACTTTGAGCGCTACTTAGAAAATCTTAAAAATATTGAAGAATTAATACTTCCAGATGATAGCGTTGAACCAAACTGGCTAGCTATTCCATTACAAACAGAAAGACGTTTAGAATTACTAACATTCCTAGAAGAGAATAATATTCAAACTCGAGTAACCTTTGCAGGAAACGTAACACGTCATCCTATATATAGAGAATATTTACAGGACTTTGAGAATGCAGATGCAATCATGAAGAATGGTTTCCTATTAGGAGCACACCACGGAATGACTGTTGAAGATGTAGATTATGTATGTGATAAAATTAAAGAATTTTTTAGTAAATGAAAGTAGTATATGTAACGGGATGCTTAGGATTTATTGGATCCTATGTAACAAGAAAATGTTTAGATAAAGGATGGTATGTAAAAGGAGTTGATAAAATGACCTATGCCGCCAACAAATATTTACTAACTGAATTTAAAAAATATCCTAATTTTTCATTTGTTCATTGTGATATTAATGAATTAAAATTTTTATATGATTGTGATTTTGTAATCAATACAGCAGCAGAAACACACGTTGGTAATTCAATTGCTAGCAGCACTGAATTTGTTAAATCAAATATTGATGGGGTTCATAATTTACTTGAACTGATCAAAAATCATAGAGGGGAAAATACTCAAAAACCAATCTTACTTCATTTTAGTACAGATGAAGTATATGGTGATATCGAAGAAGGAGCACACGATGAGGAGCACTTACTTAAACCAAGTAACCCATACTCAGCTACTAAAGCAGCAGCAGATATGTTAGTTATGGCTTGGGGTAGAACACATAATATACCTTATATGATTATTCGTCCAACAAATAATTATGGTATTGGACAATATGTAGAAAAATTAATCCCAAAATCGGTAAAATTATTAAGTTTAGGACGTAAAATTCCACTACATAATAAAGGATTATCTTATAGAAACTGGTTACACGCTGATGATACCGCAGATGCGGTAATTACATTAATTGAAAGTGGTAAAATTGGAGAAATATATAATGTAGCAGGAGGTTTTGAACAACAAAATGTTGAAACCGTTAAACAAGTAATAACTGAATTTAATCAAGTTAAAAATTGGGAAGATTTCCATGATATAGAACATTATGTTGATTTTTCATATAATCGCCCTGGAGAAGATGTTAGATATGCTTTAGATGATTCAAAAATTAGATCTTTAGGATGGAAACCAAAAAGCGTGTTTTCTAAAGAAATTTCTCGTATAATTAACCATTACAAAAATAAATTTATATGGTAACCATTGATAAATTAATAGAATTTGAAACTAGAATAGGAAATCTATTCAATGAAGGTAAAATAGCAGCCCCTATCCACCTATACTCAGGAAATGAAGAATTAATAATGGAAATATTCCAAGAAATTGATACTGAAAATGATTGGGTATGTTGCACTTGGAGAAACCACTACCAAGGATTATTAAAAGGAATCCCAGAACAAGTATTAGAAGATAATATTATATTAGGGAAATCTATGGTAGCAAATTTACCTGAATATAAATTTATCTGTAGTTCAATTGTAGGAGGTATTCCTTCTATAGCAACAGGTATTGCTTTAGCAAATAAACTTCAAGATAAAAAAGGAAGAGTATGGTGTTGGGTAGGTGATATGAGTGCTGAAACAGGCCATTTTCACGAAGCATATAAATATAGTCTTAACCATGAATTACCAATTACATTTATAGTAGAAGACAATAAAAAATCAGTTTGTACTCCAACACCTGATATTTGGGGAAGAGATTTACCTTATTATTTAGAAAGTAAAGAATATAATGGAGGTATTTTAAAACAACCACATTTATATTATTACCAATATTCAAATACTAAATATCCACACGCAGGTGCTGGTAAACGAGTTCAATTTTAATAAAATTATATGAAATATTTCGAAGAATTACAAAAAGCAATGATTTTGCTAAGTGAGAATCCTTATACATTATTTATAGGACAAGCTGTAGAATATGAAGGAACAGGACTTTATGATTCATTATCTCATATCCCAATAGAAAAACGACTTGAATTACCTGTAGCCGAATACTTACAAACAGGTTTAGCAAATGGAATGGCTATTAATGGAATGATTCCTGTATCAACATATCCAAGATGGAATTTTTTACTTATGGGAGTTGATCAAATTGTAAACCATTTAGATAAATTTTCTACAATGTCTAATGGTAAATTAGATACTAAAGTTATAATCAGAGTAGCAGTTGGAAGTGAATATCCTGTAGATCCACAATGTCAACATAAGGGAAATTTTTCAGATGCATTTAAATCAATGTTACAAAGTATTGAATTAATTGAACTAATCGAACCTGAAGATATAGTTCCTGCATATGAAAAGGCATTAAATAGAACAGATGGAAAAAGTACAATTTTAGTTGAATTTGCTGATTACTGTAAAACTAAATAAATGAAAATATTAATCACCGGTAAAAATGGTTATGTTGGAAAAAGTATATATTCTTATTTGTATGCTAAATATGATATAACTATTGTAGGGAGACAAGATTTTGATTTAACTAATTGGAATGAAACCAATAAATGGTTTAAAGGAAAGCAATTTGATGTAGTTATTCATACTGCTGTAGTGGGGGGAAGTCGTCTTAAAAAAGAAGATAGTTCTATTATTGACCAAAATCTAAAAATGCATTATAATCTTCTTGACCAACAAGATAAATACACTAAATTCATTTATTTTGGATCAGGAGCAGAAGTTCATCCAAATACCCCATATGGTTTAAGTAAGTATATCATCAATCAATCTACTAAAGATAAACCAAATTTTTATAATTTAAGAATATATGGTGTGTTTGATGAAAATGAATGGGAAACTCGTTTTATTAAAACAAATATTAAACGCTATATTAATAAAGAAGCTATTCAAATATTTGAAGATAAAATGATGGATTTCATTTATATGAAAGATTTAATTACTCTAGTAGAACATTACATTAATAATGATGATTTACCTGGAGACATAGATTGTATGTATTTAGGAAATAAATCATATCTTTATGATATTGCTGAAATTATAAATAAATTGGATGACTATGAAGTCCCAATTTTAAGTGGAAAAAATGCATCTTCGTATGTTGGTCATTATCATCCGTTGAATTTAGATTTTATTGGATTAGAACAAGGAATTAAAGAAACATATAATAAACTAAAAAATGAATATAATAAACTATGAAAGATAAATATCCTAACATGAAATCAACAGTTAATACTCAAGGAGAAGTAGTAACTCAAATTATACATTTTGTAGGTGGTATTAAAAGAACATATCATGGTATTTTAACATCATCTATAAAACAAGGCCAATTTACTAAATTTAAATGTAACGATGGAAGTATGGTAATGATAAATGATGAAAACGTATTATGTATAGAAATTTTTACTGAAAAATAAAATAATTATGATAATAGGGAATGGTAGTATAGCTAAAATACTTGAAGATAGAGATGACATAGTATTTTTTGCTTCCGGGGTTAGTAATAGTTCTTGTACAGATGAAAAAGAATATAAACGTGAATTTAATTTACTTAAATCAATAACTACAGATAATCACATTGTTTATTTTTCTAATTTAGGAATATATTATAAACAAGATAGATATACTCAACACAAACAAGAAGTAGAAGAATATATTAGAGATAATTATAAAAGTTATACTATAGTTAGAATAGAAGTTTGCGAATGGGTAAAAACTCCTAATACTATTTTAAATGTATTTAAACATCAATTAGCCAAAGGTATCGAACCTAAAATCCAAGATACAACTAGATATGTTTTAAGTTTAAATGAGTTTTTATATTGGATAAAAATGATCCAACCTGGTGTAAGAAATGAAATGAATATATTAGGTAGAAAATTAAATATAGCTCAAATTGTTGATGAAATTAAACAAGGTAAAATATGACAAAAGTTAAAATATTTTATTTAATAATGCCTTGGCAGATTGATTATGCATTGTTATCGTATATCCAATTTAAAAAATCTAAATATTATTTAGATAATGATATAGAAATAACAATTGATACTCATTTGAATTTATCTAGTTACTTAATAGACTGGGATAATAGTGAATTACCAAAGGAATTCTTTATAAAAAAGTATAATGATTTAGCGGTTTTACTTAAAGATTATAAGCATAATTCTATAATATATGATGGAGATCAAAACTATGGATTGTTAGACATGCAAAAAATATCATATGGTCCCGAGTTTGATTATTATATACCTGTATGCCCCGATATATATTTTAGTGAAACTTTAATAGCATCTTTAATATTAGCAGCAAAAAACATTAAAAATAAATATGCAGTAATAACCCCCGAAATTTATAAAATGTGGGATAGAACATGGGATGAAATTACTAATGAAAAATATATGAATATCCCTTATAATGATTGGGATAAAGGAGATATTTTTGATATTAGATATGATTTAAAAACATCCAAGGATGAATTATCATTATTTCCTGTCTACCACAGCAAATGGGCTATATGGTTTGACATATATAACAAAGCATTTTATGAAGAATTATGTCCCGTACAGGATGATTGGACAGGATATGGTCCTTGGGATTGGTATTCTAATATGTTGAGTGAGTATGCTAAATCAAAAGGAGTTGATTTTCAACAATATCTTTTAAAAGGCCAAACAATTTTCGAATATCAAACAGGTCCCTTAAAAGAAAGAGATTTTACTAATTATTATAAAGATTTTATAAAAGTTAAAGTAGGAGCTAAAGAACAAAGAGATAATTTTGAAGCTAAAATGCAAGAATACTTAAATAAGGGAATTCAAATGTTACAAACAAAAAATATAATATGATTAAAGAAAACCACTCAGGAGAAAATATTGACCAATTAATCCTTTTTTTAAATAAAATAGAAAACCAAAGAACGGTTGGAGAATCAAAATTCCCTTATTATATTAAACAATAATTAAAAACACACAAATGAAAAAATTTATAGTAACAACAACAATTAATTCACCAACAATAGCAACTCATAAATTTATTGAAATTGCTAAACGTGATAATTGGCACTTTGTAGTTGTAGGTGATACTAAAACACCACACGCTGAGTATGAAAAATTAGACTGTACATACTTACACCCAGACAATCAAGAATTAATGTATCCTGAATTAAGTGAGGCTATAGGTTGGAAAACCATTCAACGTCGTAATATTGGATTCGTTTATGCTTATGAACACGGAGCTGAAGTAGTAGCTACTGTTGATGATGATAATATCCCCTATGATAATTGGGGAACTGATTTATATATTGGTAAGGAAGTTGAAGTTGATTATTACTCACCTGAAATGGATGTATTTGACCCATTATCCGTAACTAACTATCCTAATTTATGGCATAGAGGTTATCCAATTGATTATTTACAAAAACGAAATAGAGTTGAGTATAAAGGTAAAAAGAAAATTACCCCATTAATTCAAGCAGATTTATGGGATGGTGATCCTGATATTGATGCAATGTGTAGATTGACTCAAAAACCTATTTGTAAATTTAATACTACTGGACCATTTGCTGCTGATAAACCATCCCCATTTAATTCACAAAATACATTTATTCATAGAGATGCTTTAAAACATTATGCAGTATGGCCTTATGTAGGTAGAATGGATGATATTTGGGGAGGATATTATACCCAAGATATGATTGGCCCTGATAAATTAATTTATAATAGAGCATCAGTCTATCAAGACAGAAATGTTCAAGACTTAATTGTTAATTTAGAAAAAGAAATTATTGGATATAGAAATACATTAAATTTTATAATAGAACCATATACTGATAATACATGTATTCCACAGGAAACACAAAAATTCTTAAATATTTACTTTAATCACTTTAAATAAAAAAATGCAAAGTCAGTTCAACACATTAGTAAAAACACATCATATTGCTGAAATGGCTCCTTTATTTAGCTATTTTGATGAAATAAAATATGGTAATCTTAACTATGATGCCATATGGAAATGGTCAGGTATATTAGATGCCTTTTATAAAATATATGGTGAAATTCCCGAATTTGATCAATGTATAGATATTGGGGGTGGGTTGTCTCCTATCCATTTAATAATGTCTAATTATGGAAAAGTAAAAAATGTTGATGATTGCTCCCATACAGGAGGTAAATTTTCCGGTTGGTTTCCAATAGAAGAAAACAATGTATTTTATGAAGAATCCCCTGGATTTGAGTACAATAAAGAAAACATTGAATACATCAATTCAGACTTTATTAAATACATTCAAACAGTACCAGATAATTCAATTGATTTATATGTTGATGGTTGTTCCTTAATCCACGTAGGTCCTTGCGCTAACCATAGTTTTCATGATGGTGTTAGCGAAGTAGCTTACCATATGAATAGAACATTAAAACCAGGAGGGCATTTTATTTCTACTTGTGACATTTATAATCCTAAATTAAAAGAAAGCTACCCAGGACTATTAAGAAATGATGGTGTTACTTACCCAGAAGCTTTATTTAAAGTCTACAGTGATTCAGGGTTAGTACCTGTAGATGAATGTGATTATGAAGTAGAAGAATTTTATAAAAACTACAATAATAGAATTATTCCTACAGCCGATGCTCCATTCCACAAAAGATTAAACCCTTCATTCTCTCAAAATAAAAATTTACCAGATTACCATGCTTTTAGCCAAATCCAAGATTTTCCAATGTTAATAGCTAGATTTGTATTTAAAAAACCTTAATAAAATGAAAATATCAGCAGTTATAATTTCCCGAAACGACAACTACGGAGGTTACTTAAACGAAAGGGCAACTTATGCTCTTAACTCAGCAATTAATACTTACGATGAAGTAATTTATGTAGATTGGAATTCACCTGAATATAGTTTACTTTATGATATTAAAGATAATTTACAATTAAAAGGAAATTTAAAACACTTTGTTATTACACCTGAAGTAGCTTCAATACTAACAAATAATGACCCTCAAGCTCAAAAATGTTGTGAAGTATTAGCTCGTAATATTGGTATTAGAAGAGCAACAGGTGATTTTATTATTTCTACTAATATTGATATTATTCACCCTAAACGAGAAGATGTTGAAAAAGTAATTAATGATAGTGATAATAACACAATGATTACTTTAAGTAGAAGAGAAACAACATGGGATATAATTAAAGAATTTCATGGTGGTGAATTAAAATACAACGAGTGGGATAAGCTTAGAGATTACATTTATATTAACTCTGAAGAACGTAAACATGAAGAAAAAACAGTATCTAGTGATGATTATAGTATTATCAATTGTTGTGGTGATTTTCAATTAGCTCCTAAACATGTTTGGGATAGTATTCGTGGATTTGAAGAAGAATTAATATATCCTTTATTTGCTGATACTAATGTTCAAAAGAAATCAATAATGCATGGACATGGTTTAAAAGCAATTTACAACCCCCCTATGTTTCATATTAATCATGGATCTAAAGGATGGGGTGGTGGGGGAATCGCTGATGGGATTAATAAAAAATCAAATGATCAATATAGAGCAGTAGTTCATCAACAATTAACAGAAAATACAGATTCATGGGGTTTTGGAGATACCGAAATTGAATTTGAAATCATTTAAAAGCTTGCTAACACACCACACCCAATGAGCCTATATATATACTATAACAAACACGATAAAACTAAAGAACCTCACGGTAAATTTGAGGCTATTGATTTAGAGGATGCTATTTTGGTAGCTTCCCACATCAAAAACATGAATATACAAGATTTTTTAACAGTATTTAAAGTAGAAGAATGGAAGAGACGTTCAAAAAACTAAGTGAATTAATTGGAAAAGGCGGTAAGATAGAAGAGAGTGAAAAATCAATTAAACGCAAAAAGGAAAAATTCTTTTTAGATATAATTTCAATTTTGTGTGAAATTGAGGCATACCAAAAAATATCTGAAAGTGTAGGAATAAGCCTGGTTAAATATGAGGATTTACATTTTCAAATAATTGAAGGATTGCTTGAAAAACAATATGGAGAACTAGAGAAAAACATAATTATATGGTGGGTATTTGAAAGCTTAAAAGAAAATGGTGAAGTTTACCCTTTAGTTTCAGAAGATGGAGTCAGACACATAATTAATACACCTTTACAATTATACAAATTTTTAAAAAGATACGATGGAAAATAGAATATGCATTAAATGTAAAGAGACAATAAATCCCTTAAGAATAAAGGCATTGCCAACAGCAAAAACATGTGTTGAATGTTCAACTACTGGAGCAAAACGAGGAGTACCAATGATGTTTGGTGAAAAAGACCACACGTGGACAGACATTGTTTTAATGGAACCTGAACAGTACGATGTGTATGAAAAGCACCAACAAAATTACTTTAAGGATTCTAAAGTTGAGATGCTTGATTTTGAAAAAGAAGATGCTAAAAACGAAGAGGATATTGACTTTGACAATATAATGTAAAAATGGCTCACGCAAAACCTATATCAAAAGAGGATGTACTGAGGGCAATGAAACAAACCCGCTCTGTTTTATCAGCGGCACGGTACTTAAATTGTTCCTACCAGCATTTAAAGCCGTTTATGAAGGCATATAAAGATGAGGAAACAGGTTTGTCTTTATTTGATTTACATAAAAATCAATGTGGAAAAGGTATTCCAAAATTTATGAGCAATCATCCATTTGGAAGAAAACAACCCGCCATTGAGGATATTGTAAATGGAACAGCAGATGCTTCGTCCTTTTCACCAGATAAACTAAAGTTTAGGATGGTGGAGGCCGGATATATGATAGAGGAATGTTATTGGTGTGGGTTTAATGAAAAAAGAGAGGTTGATGGAAAAATTCCTGTAATTATGTTTTTTAAAGATGGGAATAAGCACAATTTTAGAGATGGTAACCCACAATTATCGTGTTATAACTGCTATTTTATACGTTTAGGCAACGTTTTTACTGAGCGAGACATGGAGTCTATGGAAGGCCATCAGACCGTTTATAAAACCACGGAAATGATTGATTTTAAATTGGATGATTACCATATGAGAAAACTGGAGGAGTTAGGGGGAAATGAAAGTAGAGTTGAAACTGACCCATATGCTTTAGTTTCAAGGAAAAAGTAATATTTATGATCAAAATATTATGTCTAAATCTAAAAAAGAAGGTAAACCTAAAAGAAACAGTGTAAATCTTGCTAAGAGATTAAAGCACATTGAAAACAACGATGCAATAATAAGTAAATTGAAGGAAAATATTCATCATTAAGTGAAAAAGAAAAAACATAATAAGTTAATAAAAGACTACGATAAACAAAAACGTCGTCACCTTGAGAAACTAGCAACAAAAATGCTAGAAAACGATGAGAAGATTAATAAATTAAAAGGAAAAAATATTAATACGGACTTTTTAAACTTATTTTAAAATGGTAACAGAAATTAGTGTATTTGATAGTGAGGAATTTGAGGAATTGATTTCACAACGTGATTTGAGAATATCAAAGGCACTTGTAGAAACTATCTTAAAGAACTTAAAAGGTAGAAAAAGACACCTACACGCCCTTACAGTATTGGTAGAGCAAGATCAAACAATATATGATATAACAGTGGATAGAAATGATTTTATCACCACTTTAGAACAGAACCTTCCAGTATATGAAAAAAATGAACTGTATGAAGGATGTGCTGAAATAGTTACTGCTGTAAAATTTTTAAAAGGCAAGGATATTAAAAAGAAATAAAAGGGAATTGGATTTACAAAAGAATTTTTGTATATTTCATCTAAAAGAAAGGTTATGTTAAGTGAGTTAACGTTAGAATATGAAGATGGAACAAGGGTAGTAAAAGTGGTACCAAAAAGTGAATCCACAATTTACCCCCAAAGAGACAATATTAAACATTGCACTCATAGATCTTTCAAATACGAGGTATCAAAACACCCTTATTTATGTGTTGCTATTGTAAAAATGGGAGAGGAATATAGAATTATGCCTGAAGGTATTAATTGTATTCCTGAAACTGAATTAAGTGATGTTTTGGTAATAGATAATTTACCTAAAGTTGTTGAAAAGCCTAAACAGGAAAATAAATGGATGTTTGAATCCTCAAGTGGAGATGGCTTTTATCAAGTAAGAGAGAATATGGGTAAATTAAAATGTAGTTGTCCTGGATCGTGGAGAGCATTTGATAAAAGATGTAAACATATTAAAGAAGTAGAAAAAGAGTTAAATATAAAATAAAAATATGAGTAAAAATTCAGCAAAACAAAACACAGAGCAGTTCCAAAGTTGGTTAAGTTGGTTAAACTATATCACTAGAAAACAAGCTAAAAAGTAAATTTTGGTCCTATCGACTATCGGTTAGGTCGTCAGGTTTTCATCCTGGAAAGCGGGGTTCGATTCCCCGTAGGACTACAACAGCCTGTACCCTTGAGAAACTCGTATTTAAAGATAAGCAGGTTGGCTTCGAAATAAAGGGGTATTAGAATAAGAAGCAATATAGTCAGGTGGCGGAATGGTAGACGCTAAAATAATGGGTAAACAGCGTGCCATTGGGGTAGAACCAAGAAAGTTACGCATACAGGTTCGAATCCTGTCCTGACCACAAAAAAACGTTGGTGGAAACACTAAAGAGCATAATGATATCAGCTCCAGCAGGTTAAGCGTGCCCTGCAATATAGTCAGATGGCGTGTTGGCATACGCACCCGATCATAAGGGAGATAATGGGTTCGATTCCTAATCTGACTACGCAAAAAACATTGAACTGAGTTTCCTTGCCGCAAGGTGGGTTTTACAAGTTCAACTATGCGTCTGTAGCTCCAATTGGTAGAGCATCGGATTCCAAATCCGAGTGTTAGTGGTTCAAATCCATTCAGGCGTGCAAGTGCAAGAGTTCTTTGACATATAAAAATTTAAAAAACATGATAGAAATCACATCATATGTTTTAGGTATGCTTACGATTACAGCAGTATTATTATTGATTGCTTTAGTTGTAGGTATGGTTAAGATAAGCAAATTAGAAAAAAAAATAAGTGAACATCAAAAACAATTCGATATTGTATATGAAAATATGAGCCGCAGTGAAGAATATCTTCGTCGATTGCTTGAAGATACTCATCGCGATATCAATATGGTTGAAAAAACAATAATGAATCAAGTTCAACAAATTGATCAAGAACATCACAAAATAGAAGATGAAATTCATCGAGAAATTGATCAAACAAAATCCTATATTGATTCTCGAATCGATAAGGTAGTATTACAAGGTTCTCTTGTGGGATCAAAAGAATTAATTAAAGGATAAACTAACCGTTAAAAACTCTTGTACTTTTATTTGGCTTTTAAAATTTTTTTTCGTATATTCCATTATAAAAAAGGAAAAACCAATGAAAATTACATTAATCTCTGATACACATTCAAAGTATAAGCAATTGGATGGAGATCTACCTGGAGGCGAGATATTGATCCATGCCGGTGATTTCATGAACTCAGGTTATGTTAAAACAGAGGCAACTGAATTTTTTGATTGGTTTGATGCAATAGACAATTACGATACAAAAGTACTTATTGCAGGCAATCATGACCGAATCATGGAAAATGATCCTGAATGGGCTCAAGGTATCTTAACTGGATATAAAACAATTGAATATTTACAAGATGAAGATTTAACACTATACTATGACGGACACAATGGAGATTTTCCAGAAGACAATGTTCACATATATGGTTCACCTTGGCAACCTGCATTTTACAATTGGGCTTTCAATTTACCACGAAATAGTGAGGAAATGAAAGCAAAGTGGGATGCTATCCCAACTAACACAGATATCTTAATTACACATGGGCCTCCATTTGGCTACCAAGATATACCAGGTGGACAGAGCATACGAGTTGGATGTGAAATGTTACGTTATCGAGTAGATGAACTCAAACCAAAAATTCATGTGTTTGGTCATATACATGGAGCAAATGGATATTACTTTAATGGACATACACATTTCTTTAATGCTTCTGTTTTAAACGAGCGATACAATTATACAAATAAACCATTTACTTTTGAATGGAATCAAGCAACAAATGAAATAAAATGGCTATGAAAATAAATCAAGATAAAGTACCATTAACATTAGATACTAGTGGTAATCTACACATGGATCAACTAGAAGATTTAGCAGAGCTACTAACCCAAGGTAAACCTAATTGGAAGCTCGTTAGAGAAGGAGATGGATTAACCAAACATTCAGTAGACATATGTTGGATTGAGTGGAATGAAGACGGTACCTTTAAAGAAAAGCACGATACATTTGCGATTGGTCGTTCATTACTTATGTCACCATTTAATCAATTTTTTACATGGCAAACAACTCCAATAACAAAGATTATTACTAGACGGCCGACTGCTGATATATTTTATGTTAAATTTGAAACAGAAAATAGTGTTTATAGATTAATTAAACTAAAAAATAATTAGAAAATATGGGAAAAATAATATTGGAGTTTGACTCTATTGAAGAACAAGATGATGCAAGAATGGCATTAGATGGTATTAAATGGAAAGTAGCTATGTGGGAATTAGACCAATTACTTCGAAGTGTAACAAAATATGGTACTTTTGATGGTAGAGAAGCTACAGCAGCAGAACAAGACATGGCTTTTAAAGTAAGAGACTCTATCAGAGATATATTAAATGAATCCAATTTAAACTTAGATGATTAAATAGTTATGAACAAATGGTATAATTATGGGAAGTGGAGACATCCTGAAAAACGTAAAGAACTAATGAAAAATATGAATAAAGAACAAGCAAAAGACGAGTTAATCAAAGTATTGTACTCTCAAGTAGTAGATCTAACCATGATGTCCAAAATTGAATTGGGAGATGATGTGATAGCAGAAATTAAACGACTAAACGAGATTATCAATGGATAACCTAGATAAACAATATATAGCTTTACTCCAAGATATATTAGATTACGGAGTTGAAAAACAAGACCGAACAGGTACAGGAACTAAAAGTATTTTTGGTTATACCATTCGTCATAATATGAAAGATGGTTTTCCATTGCTTACAACTAAGAAGATGCCATTCAGACTTATCGCAACAGAATTACTATGGTTCCTTCGTGGTGATACAAACATTAAGTTCCTGGTTGACAATAATTGTCATATTTGGGATGGTGATGCTTATAAGAATTATAAATTAAAACATAATTTTCAAATTAACCAAGGTATTGAGATTTTATCACAAGAAGAATTCATCAACAAAATCAAAACAGATGATGAGTTTGCTAAGAAGTGGGGTGAATTAGGACCAATTTATGGTAAGCAATGGAGAGATTGGGGAAGTAAAAAAAGATACGGTGACTATGAACCCCCAATGTATGGTGGTATAGACCAAATCGCAAACCTAATCAACGACCTTAAAACAAACCCAGACTCAAGACGATTAATGGTTTCAGCTTGGAATGTAGGTGAATTGGACCAAATGGTTCTTCCACCTTGTCATTATGAATTTCAAGTTTATACAAGAGAGTTGAGTTTGGAAGAAAGATATGTAATGTATATTAAAAAATTAGACCATACTATGGTTCCATTAGATATTAAAGTTCCTAATATTCATCAATATTTTACTGAACATAATATACCAACCAGAGCAATCTCTTTAATGTGGAATCAACGCTCAGCAGATACATTCTTAGGTTTACCATTCAATATCGCATCTTATGGACTACTACTTGAAATCATTGCTAAAGCAGTTAATATGGTACCCGATGAATTGATTGGTAATTTAGGTGATACACATTTGTATTTGGATCACATGGAACAAGCAAAAGAACAGATTGGTAGAACATCATTTGAATTACCAACAGTAAAATTATCTGATAGAATTGTTAATGATATTTCGGAATATACTTTGGATGATATTATTTTAGAAAACTATCAAGCACACCCACATATTAAAGCACAATTATCAAATTAAAATTTATAAAAACAATGAAAAATATGAATAAAACAATATATCACTCAATCTTACATTTACTAGCGGGAATTACAATAGGTTATTTAATGTTTTCATAAAATTTAAAACAATATGTTTCAAGATACTAAAGGAAGACTACCTGAAAAGAAAATAGTAACAGTAGTTGTTTATAGAAAACCTACTGGAAAAAAATATTATCTATTAACAACGGAAGATTCAATAATTACTATATTGAATCCATCTAAACGTAAACCTCTTTTACCCGATAATTTTGAAATAATTGATATAGGAATGGGAGAATCGTACATTGAAAAATATAAAAAATTATACAAAATAAAATGAAACCAGTATACATGCATGGAGAAAACGCCTACATTATTGTAGGGCAAAAACCTGTTAATCATTTTGCTAAAACATTTGGAGACCACCCCAATATGGAGTATGTTCAAATGTATATGAATTGGTTAAAATGTGATCACGTGTTGAACAATCAAACACATTTTCTGTTTTGTGAAACAATAAAAGAAGCTGAATTAATAGAGGAAAATTAAAAATATGATATCACCACAATCAATCCGAAAAGGAGTTACAATTAAATTTGACAATGTAGAAGTAGATAAAGCTACTATCATTAAAGCAAGTGAAGAATGGAAGGAAAGCCATGAAATTCTATTTAAAAAACTACTTAAACAAGGTGGTTCATTTAAAATCAACGGTGTTTTAGTTGAAGTTAAACCTACAGACAAAATGTTAACATCTCGTGGTGAACAAGATGGTGGTGTGATTCAAGTTGATGCTTTTGCAAGATTTTAAGGACTAGATTTCTTAAAATATCTTTCGTATATTCCCATTAAATAAAAGGGAATGAAATCAATATTAAATAAAAAATTAAGAGGCAAACCTGAACCGGAATTCATTATATTAAATGAACACGCTCAGGTTTACTGTGGCTTAAAAGGCGGCTATCCTCAATTTACCGATGACTTTAATGAAGCTAGATCCATTGAAAGAGATGAACAGCTAAAAACGATTCAACGAGGGACTTTATTTAAATTAGAAAAAATACTTTTATAGAGGGAATAAGAGATTTGAAAAGGAATTCGTATATTATAGTATAAATTTAAAAAAAGAAAGATATGTTTTGGTTTTTATTCGTGATCGTGTTATTATTTATTGGGTTTCTTTACAACGCTTTAGAATACCTACAGAAAATGTTTGAAGAGCTACGTGAACCAGATACTAGACATATAGGAGTTGGTAGATTGATTTCTGTTGTAATTGTATTCATAGCATTAGCAATGATTTTTTAAATAAAGGAATAAGAGATATAAAATAGAATTCGTATATTGAAGTATAAATTAAAAAAAGAAAAAGTTATGAAAATTCAAAAAAGAGAAATGAAAACAGAGCGCAGAGGTCGTCCAAAAAAACAAGTTGAAATTGCAACATTCGATTCAACTCAAGTAAAATTACTTAGAGGTAATGATTTATCATTTAATGAATCATTGTTTGTTCCTTTAAAAACGAATACTGAAATTGATTTAATTTTATCTACTGATGGTGGATTAATGCCAGGCATAAGCATAATGATTGCAGGAGGGCCAGGTTCAGGTAAATCAACGTTAGTGTTAGATATGTTATCTAAATTTACAATGCAAGGTTTAAAATGTTTGCTAGTACAAGGCGAAATGGATCAGATAGGTCATTACAAATACTGTCGAAGAATGCCTTCATTTGGTTGTATTCAAACATTGTTTTTAAAAGATCATATGGATGATATCAAAGAAACAGTTGAACATGTATTTAATTTAGGATACGATGTAATAGGAATTGATTCAATTGCTGAAATTTTAGATATGTATAAAGATCAAAACGGAGGTACATCAAAACAAGCTGAATCTTGGTTTTTGAAGTTACAAGATGAAACGAAAAAAGGCGGTAACGCACAAGGATATTATACATCGTTCATCAACATCCAACAAATGACTAAATCAGATGAATTTGCAGGATCAAACCGATTAAAACACATGATGGAAGCATTTTGCAAAGTTGAACGTAGTAAAGATGGATTAGAGCGTTCATTGCACTTTGAAAAGAATCGTGATTGCGACAAGGATTTTAAAGTGTTTTTTTCAATATATAAGGAAGGAGTACATTACTCGTTTGAACTAGAAAAAGAAGATTAATCAAGGAATAGGGAGAGCAATCTCCCTTTCGTATATTCAATTAAATAAAAAAGGAAAACTATGAGCTGTTCAGGAGGAAAATCAACTAAAAAAGGCGGTTACAATAAAGCAGATAATTTAAAAAAACCAACCGGATACACCGTTGATAAAAAAGGAAATGTTAAACCAAAATACAATTAAATAAAAAACTATGAAATACAAATTTATTCCAGTCGATAACGACTTAAACAAAGCAATTGCATTTGCTAATTCGCTTGATCAAAACAATGTTATTAATGTTCAAAAAATTAAACAAAAGGAATTTTATATTCCAACACTAGATGTAATTACAAAATTACAAGATAGTGGATGGCATTTAAAAGGCGTTGCTGAACAAAGAGGAAAAAATAGGAAAATATCAAATAACTTTATTCAACTACAACATCCTGATTTTGCAATACAAAACAGTCAAGGTAAAAACGAAGCATTTACTTCAATTACACTATCAAATAGTTGTAACGGATCATCTCCACTACAAATGGATTTAGGAACGTATCGTTTAGTATGCAGCAATGGAGCAATTGCGTTTGACGGATTTGAACAAAATAAAATTAAACATACTGAAGTTAATTATAGAGATTTAGATCGTTTAGTTGCATCAATGAATGTTAGAGCAAGTAAATTATTAACTGATGTAAATGAAATGAAACATACAGGACTATCAATTGAAGATATGCGAAAATTAGCTCGCAACGCAGCTAGTTTAAGATATAGTAATTTAGATGAAATAAACATTGATGATTTATTTGCAGTTAGTAGAGTAGAGGATGAAAGTAATGATTTATGGACTGTATTCAACAGAATTCAAGAAAACCTAACACATGATATTACAAACATGAAGGAAGATATCAAATTGAATCAACAACTGTTTGCATTAGCTGAAACATTTGCTTAAGGAATATTTTATGTAAAAAAGTTTTCGTATATTGAAGTATATAAAAAGAGAAATATGAATTTACATCCAGTTATACAAGAAAGCCAATTACCACAGGAAACTAAAGAATTCCTCCAATATCTATTGGAGGATGAATTTAACAGTGATTTTAATTTATTGCTAGAAAACATGATGGAACATGCTGTGGGTGATGAAGAATATGAATTAGCAGCAGAAATTAGAGATTATTTAAAAAAATACAAATGACAGAAAAAGAAATACAATTACTCGGTTTTAAACGAGAAGATATGAATGATGGAGATTATTCTGGATATTACTATGCCTATAGAATAGCAAATGGATTTGAATTCCTATCAAATGCAAACGATGAAATAGGAGAAGGTGAGGAATGGTTTGTTGAATTTTTTAATTCAGACCCACAGATCCGTTTCGATGAATTTGGTGAAGTGCAAACATTGATTAATTTGATTGAAAAAAAAGTAGTAAAAAGGGAAGTGAAGGTATAAAATAAATTTCGTATATTAAAGTAAATAAAAGAAAAAATAAAAGTTATGGCTAAGAAAGAGAAAAATGTGATTGAAAGAAAGTTTATGAATATCAAAACGAAGTTTAAATCGGGTGATTTTGATATAGTGGAAATGGATGGTTTAACGTGTGATTTAATCGCTCATTTAGCCCAACTAACATTAAACGGAGTAACTGAAGTTGAAGGTGTTCCAATTGATCTATACAAAGATAGAACTTGGTGGATTGTAGAAAACATTGGACTATTGCCTGAATATAGAGGACCTAAAGATGAAGAAGAAGAGGGTGAAATTGTAGATGATTACTACTCAAATGACGATGAAATTGAAGTAGAAATAGACGACAGCAAATTTTACCGGTAAATTAATTTTAAAAGTAATGTACAGGAAATTAGGAGATTTAAAAAAGTTTTCGTATATTATAGTATAAGAAAAAGGATAAATAAGTTATAAATTAAAAAAAGAAAAAGTTATGTTAGATTTAAGCAATCAAGAGTTTTTAAGTACAGAAGAAATTAAGCAACGCGCTTCATCAATCTTCTCAACAACAGCAGCACCTACGGTGTCCGACAAGTTCACGCACATTCCAACGTTTAAAGTAATTGAGGATATGGCAAAATTAGGTTGGGATGTAGTAGATGCTAAACAAGTTAAAGCACGTAAAGAGGAAACACGTGGTTTCCAAAAACACCTAGTAGTATTTCGTAACAACGATGTAGTAATTAATGGAGCAGACGGAGATACAGTTTTTCCACAAATCCTATTAACAAATTCCAACGATGGAAAAAATGCATTTACATTCACAGCAGGTTTGTTTCGAATGGTATGTGAAAATGGTTTAGTTATTTCAACTGAGCAATTCAATGATGTTAAAATGCGTCACATGGGATACACGTTTGAGGAATTGCAAGGTCAAATCAAAGAGATGGTTGAATTGTTACCATTAACTGTTGAATCAATGAATAAAATGAAAGCAATTGAATTGAACGAAGATCAAACCAAAGCATTAGCTAAAAAAGCATTATCAACACGTTTCACAGAAGAGCAAGTTGAAGCATTTAAAATTGATATTGACAAATTACTAGAGCCAACACGACCTGAGGATAAAGGAAACGATTTATGGTCAGTGTTTAACGTAATACAAGAAAAAATATTAGATGGTGATTTCACATACATAACAGGTGCTAAATCAAGAAAAGCACGTAAAGTGAAAAATTTCAAACAAGATATGGAAATTAACCAAAAATTATTTGCAATGGCCGCTGAATATACAGTTGCGGCCTAAGCAACACAAAAGTAGATGACCATGAATATGAAACCAAATAAACTAAAAGCGCCCACAGTGGTACATGGATCAGGCGCTTTATCTACTTGTTAGTCAGGTGTACTTAAATGGAAAAGTACCTAACGCTTAATTAGGAAATGCAGGTTCGATTCCTGTCCTGACTACAAAACTGCTTCATAACCAGTTTTCTTTCCCCACCTGATGCGGGTTCGGTGGGTTTTTTAAATAAAGGAATAGTTGAAGCAAAAGAAATTTCGTATATTATAGTATAAAAAGGAAAATGAAAGAAAATAAAAGTTTAGAATTAGGTACAATTTTATTTTTAATATTTTTAGTATTAAAATTAACAAACAACATTAGTTGGTCGTGGTGGTGGGTAACAGCCCCATTATGGATTCCAATTGCATCCATTATTTTAATAGTGGGGATTGCAGTATTAATTGGATTATTTTTTTACTTAAAAAAATGAATAACGTAACACCGAGAGTCAGAATACACAAAAATATCAATGAACTAATTGGACGTATAGCAAATAGTAATTGCTTTTCTACAATGAGAGGAAAATTCATTTATATTAAAGACGATCGATGTTATTTTGAAATGGTAGCAAACGATGTTTACCCAAAATATAATTATTGTGCTGGTAAAATAGAGTATTTACTTGATCACATGGTAGCAACAATGAAATTTGAAGAAGATGAAAGCATTTAACGCAGAAAATGATAAAGAATTTGGAATAGAAAGATTTTCAATGAAATTTGGCAATGGAAATGCTATTTCTGTTGTATTTGGAAAAGGAACATATTCCGATCAAGGAGAGACAACAGCTGAAGTAGCAGCTTGGAATAGTAAGGGTGATTGGATGTTATTTCAAAATGAAAAATGGATTACACTAGAGCAAGACCACGACGTTATGCCCAGATGCACACCTGGGGAAGTTGCTGAAATGATATTTACTTTAAGTAAACTTTAGTGAAGGACAAGGATTATTGAAAGAGAATTCGTATATTATAGTATAAATAAAAAAATAAAGGTTATGAAAGACACAGAAAATTTTAAAGATCCGAATCAATTGGATCTATTTGCAGGCATTGTATTAACTGTAGAACAGCAAAGTCAAGTTAATCGCAATATTGATAACATAAACCAAAGTACTAATTGGCAAAGAAATAAAGTACAACAAATTGAACAGTTGCTTGTTGAAGCAGGTTTTAAAAAGGGAATTGATTTCGAAAACACATTCAAATCATCCCTAGAAACAAGAAATATTAAAATAGGATACGGAAGTGGACAATTTGAAACAGAGGTTACAGCTGAATTTCATTCAGGTGATGTTGTGTTGAAAGGTTTAAGATTTTTTGATGGTAAATTAACAAATACTACATTTAATATTGATATTGATAACGATAAAGTTCAATGCTATACAGTTCAAGGTCACTCTCGTTATATTAAACCTAAAACATTACTTGAAAAACTTAATCAACACAATGAATGTCAAAAAGATCGTTTAAAAGATTTTCAAAATAAAACAAATTTAAAACAAATTATAGTTGAAAAATATACCAAACTATACCCAAATGCTACAATAACAGTTAAAAGTGATTGGACAAAATATAGCGGCTCGTTTGAAGTTATTGAAGTTAAATTTGAATCAGGAAGTTACATTCAGTTTAGATTAGATACATACAACAATAAAGAATATATATACAAGAAACACGATGCTGAGTTTGATAATTTAAATTCAGAGGAATTGTTAAATAGATTTTCAAAACAAATAAAAAAGGAAGCTCTCAATTAAGAGAGCTTTCGTATATTACAGTAAATAAAAAAGAAAGTTATGAAAGAAAATAGATTATCAAACAACAATTATGGGGTATTTTGTATTGCCGCTCAATTAGAACAAAACAATAGAGAATTAGATGTTTTATGGGACAAAGCACTTAAACTGTATGATGAATTTCAAAATAGTAAATTTAATAATCCCGAAGAATCGGAATTGGAATGTATCAATGAATTTTTAAATAAAAAATAAAGAAATGACAGAATTTGAAGAAAACAATCCAGAACAGTTAAAATTATTTTTAACCAAGTTAAATGAATTAGTAGATGAATTCCCCCCAAACATTTATTTGTTAAATGGTGTATCAAGAGGATTTCAAACCATTGCAATTGCTATTTTAGATGAATTAAATAAGGACAAAGAAATTTAAAAAAGATTTCGTATATTAATCGTATAAAAAGAAAAAAAGTTATGAAAAAAAAGAATTTATTTCAAGCAGTAAAAACATTTGTCAATGACACACCAAGAGGTGAAACATTTACAACAAAAGAATTAATTGCAAGTGTAGGTAATCAAGAAGATTCAACACAGTGGAAAAGATGGAATAATAATCCAAATTATAGAACACACACATACAAGGCCTATTTAAAACGAACCGGATTTTTATCTAATCCAAAATATGGTGTATGGGAAGTTAAAAAACACATACCTGGTTTTGTTAATTTAGGTACAATTGAGTTTTTGGTTGGATATAAAAATTATAAGAATAAATACAATGGCTTAACTGAACAGCAAATAAAAGATAAAATAGAGGAATTCAATAAAAAACGAAATTGTGTTTGTGGAGAGTGTATTGGCTACATTGATGGAGAAACAACACAACAATTACTAGAGAATATTGGAATGGAAGGTCAAATGTTACGTCAATTAATTATGTCTCAGCCAATAAATGAAGTAAAATATTTAATAGAGGAACGAGAAGATTTAGAAAAAGTTCGTATATTGAATGAAATAAAAAAAGAAAAAGTTATGAAATTTGATTTTGAAAAAGGTAAACAGGAATTATTAGAATATTTTGAAATGGAATATTCACAAGCAACAATGTATTCACTAGATTATATTAAGTCATGTGATGATATGGATGATGTTGAAAGTGAAGTAAAATCGTTCAATTCCTTTAAGGAAGAACATAGTAAAAGGTTTACAAGAATCAATCGTGCCTCAACACTATCGTTAATATTTGAAGCGTTAGATGATACTAGTTTAGAGGATGACGATGAAAGAATTTTATCATTTTTTATTGAAGGACTACAATGAGAAAGTCAGCTAAACAACAAGTAGAGGAAATCGAAATGGCAAGATTTGAAATGTATATGACATTGTTCTTGCTCAATTTAGGAATAGAAACAACAAATTAAATAAAATAAAATGGGAAGTGTATTAGATTATATTGAATGCCCGAATTGCAAATTAGAGGCAATGGATGACTTTTATTACAAAACAGGAGAGGAATATGTAAACTGTGGTAACTGTGGATACCATTACTCAGCAACAATTAAAAATAGAGAAAAACGATTGGATCTATTAACTGATAAAGATTGGAAAATTACTGAATTGAAAAAACCATACGGGTCATATAGAATAAAATCATATGATGGAGTTGGGTATTTAGGAGGTTCGTTATCAAATAAAAAAGAATTTATTGAATTGAAAACGAATTGCGAAACTGATACAAATATAGAGACTTTAACAGTTAGTCGTTTTTTAAATGGTAAAATTAAATTTGAAACAGTAATTGATAATGGGCCTAAAGTAGATGGAGCTGGTTTTACAGTTGAAGATAGGGAATAGAAGATATAAAAGAAATTTCGTATATTAAGGTATAAATAAAGAAAGAAATTATGTCAGAAGTTAAATTAGAAAAAGTTACATTTGAGTTCACTCAAGAAGAACATTGTTGTTCAAGTGATATGGATGGAATAGAGTTACTTACAATTGAATGCACATCAGATTTGGGCATTACAAATACAGAAGGAGCATATTTTGTTTTGAAAACAGAACAATGGGCCATTAATGACATTGATGAGTTAAAACTATTATTTGACAAAATTGAACAAGCTATAAACATAGTAAAATAGAGAAGCTATGACAGAAAAGGAATTAAGAGAAACATGGGAAAAATATCAATCCACAGCACATCCAGAAGACATGATGTCGTATGTTGAATTTTTAAGTGAACAAGGAATAGAATTAGAAGATTAATTTTCGTATATTACAGTATAAATAAAAAAAGAAAAATTATGTCAACAAGATCAAGAATAGGAATTGAAAACCAAGACGGAACAACTACATCAATTTATTGCCATTTTGATGGCATGATAGATGGTGTTGGAGCAGTATTACAGAAACACTACACTAATCGTTCAAAAGTAGAACAATTAATAGCATTAGGGAGTATTTCATACATAGCAGAAAATGTAAATCCAACAGGTGAACATAGCTTTGCTCAACCTGAAAAAGGTGTTGTAGTTGCCTATCACCGTGATAGAGGTGAACCATTTGATCAGCAAATAAATCAAAGTGTTCCTAACCTATTTAATTGTATCTATCAATCATGTGAAGAATTAATATATTGCTTTACTAAAGATAACATTTGGTTAGTTTCAGATCTTCGTGTACATCGTAGTCCAGTAGTTGATTTAAAAGTAGCAATTGAGGAAGGGCTTTAACAAAAGCTCTTTCGTATATTATAGTATAAATAAAGGTTATGAAAAAGAAAGATATTATTGAATTATTACAAAACAAAGAAGCAGTAGCTTATTTAGATCTACAACAGTACAACGACAATTTTGGTGCTGATCATCGATACACAACACTATCAAGACGAACATGGGGTGTTTTAGTAGAAATAATGGCAGAAATGAAAATCAAACCAAACATGGAATTAGAAGCAAATAAACAAGCTCAAGAAATGGTTTTAGACAGATATAAAAGAGAATATCTACAAAGATGAAACAAGGTGACAAAGTAAAATGCATATCATACTCAGGTGTTTGGACGTTGGTGTGGTATAAAGAAGGCGACACAACGTGTGCTATTCAAAATGAAACCCGACGTTACGTTGTTAAAACATCTACTTTAACCTTAGTAAAGGAATAAGAGATACAAAAGAGAATTCGTATATTACAGTATAAATAAATTTAAAAAAAGAAAAAAGTTATGAAAATTACAAGCAAAACATTAATGGTAGGCTTCCAAACAGAAGTAAAATTAGGCAATAATGATGCAATTGAGTTAACATTAATACATCAGGCATATATTAGTAGAGATAAGCTAGGTGGATTATCTGTTGATTTAGATTTAGGTATAGATATTGATAATGTAAAATTTCTAGGAATAGATATTGAATCGGATTATACATCATTTAAACAATTCAAAGCACAACTATTAGAATTAGGAATTGATTTGAATAAATTAATTGAAGAAAAAGAAGCAGAGTTAATTACTAATGGAATAGAAAACGAATTAAAATTATTATTTAGAAATAACGAATTATAGTAAAGGACGAAGGAGCATAAGCTCCTTTTCGTATATTACAGTATAAATAAATTTAAAAAAAGAAAAAAGTTATGAAAAAAGAAAATTTAATTGAACAATTAAACGCAGCAAAGGCATTATCATCACAAGTTGATATTGATAAAGTAATTGAATTGATTAAGCAAATCGAAACAGGAGGACTTACAGCAGAACTAGCTGAGGAGATTGCAGATCAGATCGAAAGATCATTGGATAACAATTCATTGAATGATTTGGTTGATTGTGATAGTGCAGAATTTGAAATAAACTATGATAACCGAGTTGAATTGATAGCCGCGGATGTTAATGTGTCAGGAATCATGGATCATGTTACTGCCTGCTTAGACAAGTTTATCCAGAAGGAAGAAAAAGATTTACAAGTTGAAGCATATAATGAAAACTTTGGATCAGAACAAAATGAAGATTAATAAAATAAGTAAAGGAAGCCCTCAATTAAGAGGGCTTTCGTATATTAAAGTATAAATAAAGAAATTAATATAAATTTAAAAAAAGAAAAAAGTTATGACAAAGTTAAATGGATTTGAATCACATGCAATTATTACAGGATTAGAAATTTATAAAAATACATTAAAGCAAGAAATAGCAAATGCAGAAGCAGCTGGTAAAAGGCCGTTTATGACACAAGGATTTGTTGATATGCAAATTGACGAAGTGATTGGTAAAATCAAACTAATGACTAAGAAAGATAGATTTGCTGTTACCAACCGCAATTAAACTATCCTAAATATATAAATTATGGAAGATCTACAAACCTATTTAAAGGAACTTGTTAATGAAGGCATTATACAAAATGATGTAAAGGACGAGATATTGTTTTTGGTAAAAAAGCTAATTAAGGAATAAGCTTATTAAATTAAATTTCGTATATTACAGTATAAATAAAGAAAATAAAAGAAAAAGTTATGAGCAAATTCAAAGAATTAAGATTAAACGCACCTAAATTAACTATTAAAGAAGGAGCAAGGGAAGTAATATTCAAAACAATATCATGTATGTGTGATAATGTTGGACATTTAAGATTTAAGAAAAACAGTGATGGTGATTTTAAACTAGATGGTAACGGATTTGCAGTATCAAATTGGCAAATGAAAAATGAAAAATATGAAATTGAATGGACCGCAGATGAAGGTGGATGGGATAAAGTGATAAGAATGATTAACTCAGGCACATCAGCAATCGAATCAGTAATAAGTAGATAATAAATAAAAAGAAAAATTATGTTTAAAACAATTAAATTGACATCATTTCACACCAAAACACCTATCTACATAAATGTGGAAATGATAGGAGACTTATCAGAGGTAGAAGAAAAAGACTTTAACCGTGAGCCAAAAAAATACACCAGTATAGGACACCTAACACATAACAATGGTGGATTTAAAGTAATTGAAAGTGTAGAGGAAGTATTTAAAAGAATCAAAGCAGAGGAATAAGCTATTTAAAAGATATTTCGTATATTATAGCATAAATAAAGAAAATAAAAAGATATGTATAGTTTAGATTGTAGTTATTACACAGCAGAATTTGAGACATTAGATGAATTAATAGAGGCTGTAATGTATAGTGGAATGGATCCAAGTTACGAGGTAACATTTAATGGAGAAGGCATTGGGGAACAAATAAGTGATTATTTAATGTATTAAAAAGAAAGCATGAAACAAACAGCAGTAGAATGGTTGATAGAAATATTTAAAATTACCAATGTTAAATTATCACATCATACATTAATTATTGAACAAGCTAAAGAAATGGAGAAAGAGCAGATAAAAAATGCCTGGTTAAATTCATTAACTAAAGGTGATTACAATTCATCAGAAGAATACTATAACGAAACATTTAATAAAAAAACATGAAAGAAGGATTAGAGAGATTATTAAAAGAAACTATAAAAATGATAGAGGAGATTAGAGAAATACCTAACGGAGATTATAAAACAGGATATATCCAGGCATTACTAAATACAAAATCATTATTAGAATATGAACTAGCTATAGTGGAAAATTAAATGAATAAACGTGTATAAAACGCAAAACATTAATTAACATAGGGACTATCAAAATTAAGGAGATTATCGTATATTAACGTATAAAAAGAGATTAACGTATGACAAGTAGATCAACATGGGGAACGAAGATTATCAACAGGGATATTATTAGAATGAAAATCGTTAATGGTATGTGGAAAATGGGAAACGCAATGGATATTGTAAGGAATTGTTGGGGATAACCCTTCCATGCAGCAGCCACGCACCTTTACATGTCTTTCCAAAAGTATATACAAAACTTGTGAACATAACGTGAACATAGTGGAAAAAAATTAAAAGAATGTTAAAAAGAAATTAAAAAAATATTAAAAAAAATTGGGATACCTGGGATATTTCGTATCTTACCATATGTATTAATGAGTACGATGGTATCTCCCGCAATGGAAATAGAAACGGGCAACGCAACAGCTTTAGGACACAGAAAGGCGCCACTTAGTAAACAAAACGCAGTAGAAACATCAGTATTCGTGTGTGAATGAGTATGTAAGGCGATCATTGAAAACTTCACACCGCGATTATAGCCAAACGTGGCGCTTGGATTATAAAGTAAAAAAGCTTGCACAAGAGATGTAGGCTATCGTTCTGCTTAAGGACTAAGTTTATTAAATGAGAATTCGTATATTATAGCATAAATAAGAAAAATATAAACTATGAATGAATTAACTGATGAACGTTATGATGTAATTGATAAACTTGCTATTGAAAGTGAATTAATAGAGTTTTTCAATTCAGTTGAAAAAATACAAAACACATTAATGAAGAATAACATTGAAGCAAAAGAACAATATGAATATCTATTGACTTTGATGATTAATCAGTGTTAAGGAATAAGTAAAACAAATTATAATTCGTATATTATATTATAAATAAAGAGACATATGATAAATTGGACAGAAGAGCAATTGAAAGAAAAAATGAAAGAATATATCACTAAAGCAGATGATACTAGTAATGGATATCATGATAGAGATGTATTTAGAAGAATGTATTACTATTACAAGTCATTATTAATGGATAAACAAAATGAAAACAATTGAAGTAACTATTCAGGAAATACAAGCCGCAACACGTCCAAACGTGTATAGGAATAGAAAAAAATACACTAGAAAAGATAAATACAGGAATAAGAGTATTGAAAATTAATTCGTATATTTCAGTATAAATAAATAAAGAAACATATGAAAAAAGTTGTAGTTATATTAAAAAATCGTTTTACAGAATTAAACGAAGAATTGTTTTTATTAGAAAATAAAACAATAGTAAATCAAGAAACATTTGAAGAAATTTGCGAACAGAATTATTTTATAAATTCGGATGTGATGGCATGTTTTTATAAGAGTTGGTTTGGGAATAAGTAAATCAAATTATAGTTCGTATATTGTAGTATAAATAAAGAAAATAAATAATTAAATTAAAAAAAGAAAAAGTTATGAAAAGTGAAGTTAAAAGTGTAAAATTAGGACGTCCTGTAAATGTAAACAGTGTAAGACAAATTCGTTTAAATGAACTAGAGTTAAAACGTAGTAACGGAGAGTTAAAACGAGGACGTCCAGTAGTTGAAAATAGTGAACGTCAATTAAGACTAGCTAAACAAGCAGAAAATAAAGCAAACGGTATAGGTCAAGGACGTCCAGTTAATTTGAACAGTGCAAGACAGATACGATTAGCGGAATTGGAAGCAAAGCGTGAATTAGGAATATGTTTTAGAGGCCGTCCAAAGCAAATTAAAGGTGATGAGTTAGCTGCATAAGCTAACTTTACCTATTCAATCAATTAATTAATTTAAAAAAAAAGTAAATGACAAAAGTAATTTTCGTGACTTGGGGTGTGATGTTGAGTTCAGTATTAATGTATGGTGTGATTGTGGGAATAGTAAATTTGATATTAAGTTCGTATATTGGTGTATAATTAAAAAATATAAGTTATGATAGGAACAATTGTTTATGTAAGTTTGTTATTGAATGTAGTATTAATTTTAAAAGTAATAAGCAAATGATAGGTGTAGGAGTATGTATTGGTTTAGCAATGTTGTTAACGGGATTTAAGTTAATTTTAATGAGTTTATTTTCATGAGTAAGAAAGAAATTGATGCGTTGTTGATGATGGCGTTTTTACTAGAGCAAGAATTGGCTTGTGAGATTGTGTATGCACCTCACTACCTGAAATTTGAACACTCGATCATATGGGCTAATTAATGGAAATAGAGATCATAACTCAGGTTCGTATATTGTGGTATAATTAAAAATGATAAGATATGAAATTTAGAATTCAAAGTAGTTACGGTCAACATTTAAAAGATTTGATCAAAGCATTCAATGGTGGTTTAATCTCATTTGACGAGATGTGTGAGTTGAACCAGTACACAATTGATAAGGTAAACATTGGTATAATAAGTAAAAAATAAAGACATGACAGCTGTAGAATTTGGATTAGCATATATTGGATTTGAGGGGTTTGGTAAGATCAAGGATATTAATTTTGCGGATGAATTATGGGGTGAGGAGATCAGTGATGGTCTTACCATTCGAGGTATTGATTTTGAGGATGGTCTGGTTAATTTAGGCACATTGGTAGAATATCCATGTGGTGGGGAGTGTTGTGGAACATATTGGGAGGCTGAGGAGTATAATTTAGACCAATTGGCAAGTAAAGGTCACTTAGGTAAATTGATTGATATGATGGATGATATATTAACGGTTAAAACGGGAATATAATTATTAAGATCTGATTCGTATATTGTGGTATAAATAAGATAAGACATATGATGAAAAAAGTAGACATGATTAAAACGATTCAATTGGCAGAAGCAAGAGCTTGGTTAGTACTTAAAGAATCTCAAGTAACACTTGGTAAAGATAATCCCGTAACTCAAGAGCTTAAAGAACGGTGGATGACACTTAAATGTCTAATGGGATCTTTAGATATAGACTCAGATGTTGAGTTGGCAGAATCAAAAGCCGCGCTTCAACTTATATTAGATAACTATAAAAGTACAATGTACTAGAAGTACGATATAGAATCGGTGGCTCGCGGTTGGCGGGCTTTCGGTGGCTATGAGAATGGATGAATTTATAAAGCAGAACAGAGACCGGATCTATAATATAGACGGTAACCTAGATGAGGGTGATATCTCAGTTATGGGAGATGATATGGTGTTAACCTTTTACTATTTTAAAGATGGTGTGCTGGTAGGATCCAAACGCAACACCCCACCATGGTAAGACCCTGGTATAAGGATGGCGGGCGGTACGGCGTATGGCGGTATATATATGGGCGTAATATGGTCGTATGGCCCCACGCGCGCCGGTGTCAATATGGCGCGTGGTGTGGTGGTCCGCGAATTATATGGCTTCACTCATCGACTACAACTCTTCACCCATCGACATTGTATATCCTTATATATTAAAATAAAGCATCCCCACAATGTATCCCAAATTTCAAAAGCGATAAAAAATGCAAAAATCCAAAAATTCCAAATCTTTCTTTTCAAAAAAAATGCGTGTCTATAACAAGATATATATGTATATTAAACGAATACCATGATATACAGAATAATTAAAATACCATTTTATCTTACATTAGGCTATATTGGAATCCTACTTTGTGGAGGAATGTCTATAATTGAAATGTTTAAACACATTTTTCAATACACTAAAGAAGTAAAAATTAAATCTAACAAATCAGACCAGTTTTATTACTAATATATTTATAATAAAATAAATGGCATCTTACACATACACCCAGTTATACGGATCAGGATCAATTGGTGAAAATTTTACAATTAATGTTCAAAAAACATTTACTTTTACAAACCCAAGTGGTTCCTCATATTTTACTATGGAAACTATTCCCTCCTCTAGTGGTTTTTTTGAAGCCAGTTCCCCTAAAAACTTTAGTGGCTCATATGTAGTTTCAGAATCAATGGGACTAGTTACTTCCTCTTATATAGCTAGTATTGTTGTACAGCCAGGTACCCAAGTATTTAAATTTACTCCAGCAATCACTGTTACAGGCACTACTTACTACTTAAGAGGCACAGGAGCATATTCTCTTATCATTACTTAAATAGATCCTTGGCTCTCTAATCCTTTATTCGTATATTAATTGTATAAAAATAATTAAAAATAAAGGTCATGAAAGAAGAAAAAATTAAATCACTCAAACAAGAAATTAAAAGCCATTTATTTCCATTAATTTTAAATAGTGGAATGGCTATTGCTCAAATATTGCTCCTCATTGGATTTAGCAATAGTTGGGAAACATTAATGATATGTGGATCATCATTAATGGTATTTGGATTTGGACTAACCGCTACAATCCATGCCCTAGAGATCTCAGATATTAAAAAATCACTAAAATCATATACCGATGGAAAATAAAGCATATAAACCCTCAAAAAAGTTAACAACCGCAGATGGTACTATAATGTACACGTTTGATGGTAAACTACACAATTGGGAAGGACCCGCTCTTATACCTGAGGGTAATAACCGTAAACGGGAATATTATATAAATGGAATCAAATATACGGAGGAGAAGTGGAAAGAAATGTTACAAAGCAGAGAAGGCTTACCATGGTATAAAGGTTCCGGAGCTAGATTTTAAGTTATGGAACGTTTAACTGAAGAAGAAGCTAAAGAATTTATTCCTTGTTCGGAAGATTACTCAAATAACCCCCCTGCATATTTTACTATTAAAACATCAAGTGATGGTTGGGACGAATTAACGTATTACACGTGTAAAAAACGAGGTCTATTCGTTGGACGCGAGGGTGATGAATGGGTTTATATCTTATCTAATCCCGCAATTCCTAATATGGTTAAAATAGGTTATACCTCAAAATCCCCACTTGAGAGAGCACATCAAATTTCACGTGGGACGGGTGTGCCCTTGGGGTTTGAAGTTGAGTGGGCTTATAAGTGTTATAAAGGAGAGCGCATAGAAAAAGAAGTTCACAAGTATTTTAAAAAGCAAATGGTTAACACCCAAAAAGAATTTTTTCGAGTTACCCTAGAGGAAGCTAAAAATATTATTGAAAAAATAGGAAAAAAATACATTTAATATTTATTTATGATTAATCAACATATTAACACGTGGATTTAATTTTAAAATAATATATACATATAAGTATGTCAATTAATGGAATATTTGCTATGTTTGGGTTTCCTGATGATGGAACAGATAAAGAAACTGGAAAGATTTTAGATGATATAAGTGAATATAAGGATTCTCCTCATTTTAAACTTGGTATGTTTAAAAAATTAATCATGAATGGTACTGTATTTAAAAAGCAGGTTTTGAAATTCTTTTCTAAATCTGATCCTGAATTAGATATGAAAGGGGTTGATGACGCTGGAGAATATATGATGTATACAAGAGCATATTATTGGATTCAAAGTTGTAAAGTTAAAAATAAAGAATGGAAACTTGCTTTAAGTAATTATGCAAATGATGAGTTTCTTGTTGCGGTAAAATTGTCTATTAATTACTTTGAAAGTACCGAAGAGTATGAAAAATGTGCTTTTCTTAAAAAAATACAAGATTTTATTGAAAAATGCTTGGCTAAGTAAAAGAAAGTTATTACCTTTAATCATATTTTGATTTTAAAATGGTTGAAATATATAGATAAAAATTAAATAATCAAATCAAATAAAATAAAATGAAAAATAAAGAATTATTATTGAGACGGATGGAGTCTATTGAAAACCGATTAAAAGTTTTAAGAAATGCTTTGAACGAAAGAGATCTTGAAAAAGCAAAATTAGTATTACAAGAAGTATTAGAATTGAGAGAAGACGCTCAATCAATTGTTGAAAGAGAAAATTAATAAATTAAATAAAAGTTATGAATCTAACCCCAGAACAAATCCAAGAAAATTGGAGTGAATTAATGGATTATATTGAAAAATATATTTCCGAACCACGTAAAGAAAATATTCTATCATTTTATGATCAATATTCAGAACGTTTGATGTTAATGCCTGCTGCGCATAAAAAAGAATACCATAACGCTTTCCCCGGAGGATATGTAGAACATGTTTTACGCGTTATTCGATGTGCTATTAAACAGGCTACATTATGGGAAGAAGAAGGATGTGACATGTCTACTTTTACAACTGAAGAATTAGTATTTTCAGCACTGAATCATGATTTAGGTAAAATGGGGAGTGAAGATGAAGATTCTTATATACCCCAGACAGATAATTGGAGACGTGAAAAATTAGGAGAGGATTATATGTTCAATACTAAAGTTCCATTTGCTTCAGTTCCAGATAGAGGTTTATTTCTACTTCAATCACATGGTATATCTTATACATTTAACGAGATGATTGCTATCCAAACTCACGATGGTTTATATGATAAAGCAAATGAGAAATATTTAATGCCTTATATGCCAGAACAAAAACCAAGAACTTCATTACCTTTTATCCTACATCAGGCCGATTTAATGGCAGCACGTATCGAATTTGAACGTGAGTGGTTACCTAAATTAAAAGAAGGTAAAAAGTCCGGGGATAAGCAAAATACTAATTTTACATTGGGGAATAAACCAAACATGTCTAAAAAATTATCAACCAAAACCAAAGCTTTAGGTTCATTTAAAAGTGAAGGTTTAAAAAATATATTTAACAGCTTATGATAGTTATATTATGCATTTTAGCAACATTAGTAGTAATTCTAGGATTTACTACTTTTAATTTACTTAAAAAAAATGAAAAGCAAGAAGACATACTTGCGGGTTATCTAACGTATTTAGATAATTTATCTCGAACCATTGAAATCTCTGGTAAGAAATTAAAAGAGTTAGACCGTGGTGGAGTTTTTGAAAAAGACGATGAAGTTGGGGTTATATTTCAATCAATACTTAAAGTACAAGAAATCCTCAATGAATTTAATCTTAGAAAAACAAACTAAAGTGTCTCCAAAAAAGAAAGTAAGCAAAAATTACTTTACACAAGAGACAGAAGACGCTATTGTATTATACAATAATACCTCTGATTCAGTAATCCGGAGTAGTATATATGAAGAAAAAATACACTATGCGTTTTTTAAACTTACTCAAAATATTATTCATACATTTAAATTCTATCATACTGAGGTAGATAATCTAGAACATTTACAACATGAAATCATTGTATTCTTACTTTCAAAAATTCATTTGTTTGATCCAAGAAAAGGGGCTAAAGCATATTCTTACTTTGGCACTATTGTTAAACGTTGGTGTATTTTATACAACGATAAAAACTACAAAAGTAAAGTTAAAAAGGTTTCTACGGATGAATTAGAAAAAGACGATACCCATTCATATACATTAGATCAATCATCTTCAAATGATCGTTTATCTAATTTTATGGATGAATACGTTGAATTCATTAGTTTAAACATATATAAAACCTTCCCTAAACCTTATGATGCTAAGATTGCAGATGCAATTTTAGAGCTGTTTCGTAAACGAGAGGGAATTGACATCTTTAATAAAAAAGCACTTTACATCTATATACATGAGATGGTCCCAGATGCTAAAACTCCTAAAATTACTAAAATAGCAACATCTTTATACGGAATATTTAAGAAAAATTATTTGTTTTATTTAGAACAAGGATATACAAATTTTAAACTTTAGTATTTTTCCATATTTATACCCAAAAATATTCATATGAATAATTTAGAATCTAACATTTGGGGTAAGAAAAAATTTTCTGATCTCTTAAAAGAAATTTACGATAACCAAAAGAAAAAAGAAGCTCAAATTTCTGCACTTATTGGTGAATTAAAACCATTAATTAACGATATTGGTGATGCTACCTTAATTGTTCCATTAATTAAAGAATATATGGAATTAGGTATTAAAAATGATGAGCAACTAATTAAAATGGTTAACATAGCTCAACGTGCCCTATCTTCCGGAAAATCAGAGGAGGAATCTTTTGGTATGACTGATGATGAAAAAGCACAATTATTATCTGAAGTTAAAAAATTTAATCCTAAGGACTAATGGGGATGAAATTTGGTTTAGTAGGTTCAACTAGCGGAGCTGGTTCTTCTAAACAAAACAATAATCTTGAAAATAAAATTTCAAATGCTCAAGGAAAAGTAGTTGCGGCTAGGGTAATAGATATTGTTTTAGATGAAAACCATAAATACTATGAACTTGTAGGCCAATGGAATGGAATAGGAGCTATATTTTATGAAATTGTAAATAAATCTGGTACTAAATCATACCCAAATTTTGCATTACCTTATGATTCCCAATTAAAAACTTATCCATTAATAAATGAAATAGTTTTATTAATTTCTTTACCAAACCAATCTATGGGATTGGTATCATCAAATGAATCATATTTTTATATGAGTCCATTAGGTATTTGGAATCACCCCCACCACGATGCATATCCAAATGTATTAGATGGAATAAACGATCAAGAACAAACACGAGACTACCCAACTACTACCTCAGGAAGTGTTAGAAGAGTTACAGATGGTAGTACAGAAATAGATTTAAATAGTTCCAATCCATCACAAAACACTTTTGTTGAAAAAGTAAACATCCATCCATTACTGCCTTTTATGGGAGATTCTTTATTAGAAGGAAGACATGGCCAGAGCTTACGTTTTGGAAGTACAGCTAAGTCTAAAAGCGAAAAGAAAAATAATTGGTCTGACTCCGGTACAAACGGGGATCCTATTACTATTTTAAAAAATGGACAACCTTCTAAAGTAAGTGATGAGGGTTGGATTCCTATAACAGAAAATATAAATGATGATTTATCATCTATTTATTTAACTTCTACCCAAAAACTCCCTTATAACTTATCTATTGAAAAACCAGAAAAATGGATTAAATCCCCAACTTTTCCCGGACAATATATCCTTCCTCAAATTTTATTAAATTCTAATCAAATATCAATAAATTCTAAAGAGGATAGTATATTATTAAGTTCTAAAAAATCAATAGGTTTAACTTGTGAGGATGAAATAAACTTAACAGGAAATAATACAATATTAGATACTACTAATTTATATTTAGGATCTAAAAGAGCTACTGAATCTGTATTATTAGGAGATAAAACAATAAATACTTTAAAACAAATCACATCACTTTTAAAAAGTATTACTAATGTTTTACAACTAGATCAAATGTATCCTGCTGGTATTCCTGTCCCTAATGGCCCCTTAAATGTAGTATCTTTAACTGCTACCCAAACATTAGCTACAATTGAAGCTAGTCTAGATAGTTTAGCATCTAAAAAAGTAAAAGTAGAATGACACCAGAAAATTCTTCAGATAATATTAATTTAACACCTATATCTTCCCCTACTGAAATAGACTATTCAATAGAAGGAACAGTTGTTGATTCAACAAATCCCAACAAAACAATCCCAGGAGCAAAAATATCTACTAACGATCAAAACCAAACCACTTCAAAAATTAATGGGCAATTTATCCTTAAAGGAAAAACAACCTCAGATAAAAAAATAAGTATTTCTGTTAGTTTAAAAGGATATACCCCTCAAAATTTTACTCCATATTTTGGAGACGGTACTATTAAATCTAATTTAGGAGTAATCCAACTTCAATTAATTCAAAAAAGTTTAGATCAAGATAAAATAGATTCTAGTTTATTAACAGATAGTCAAATTAACAGTTTGACTAAATCTATAAAATCACCATCATCTTTTTTTCAAAAAAAATTAACAACTTCTATAATTAATGTTAAAAGTCGTTTAATCCCTTTAATATTAACTTTAATTGCGGGATTTGGAGTTACTCAAGTTAATAAATTAATAGCTAAAGGGACAACTAAAATTTCTGATATACAAAATCAAATTACATGTCCTACTCAAGCAGAATTAGCTAGAATTATTTCCCGTAAAAATAGATTAGTAAAACAATTAAATAGACTTCTTAAAGTAATCCAATCTACTGAAAAATTTATTAATTCAATTAAAAAATTTATTGATATTGTATCAAAAACTATTTTAGGTTTAGATATAGCTTCATTAGCCTTACCTTCTTCAATCCCCCCAGGTATTGGTATCCCGGTTGGTATTATTAATAAACCAGGAGATGTAATCAATTTATTAAAAAATCAAATAAAAGGTGAACAAGGAAAAATAGATAATTTAGTTTCCCCCTTAACTTTACTTAAATCAGTATTATCTCAAGCACTTCAATATTTAAAACTTTTAGATGATTTAGTACAACACTGTTATCAAGAAAATAATAATCAAGATAATAATCAAGATAATAATCAAGAACAAATTTCTGCAGAATTAACAGCAATTACCACAGACGAATCAAATCAAGAATCCCCCGTAGTTACAGATGTAAATGGATTTACAATGGGTGTTGAAACTGAATCACAAATATCAACATTATCTGTAAAACGTAGAAGAGCTATAGCTACAAATAAACAAGGTGTAGTAATGTTAACAGGAGAATGGTCATTTAGTTCAATTGATCAAATACTAATAGATGAACTTGTATTTTATATTCAAACAAATGATTTAAGAGCAGATTAACCCTATATTTATAAACATATGAAAAGTACAGATTTTAAAAAATTAATTAAAGAAGCCGTAAAGGAAGCAATTCAAGAAGAATTAAAGGATATTTTATTGGAAGCAGTAAAATCCCCTAAACAAATATTAAGAGAATCATATTCACCAACATCCCCCTCTCAACCTGCAGTTAATCCATCTTATGCACCACCCCCAATAGATTTTAGGTCAAAATATGCTGAGGTATTAGGAGAAACAGCTTTAAGTTTTACCTCCCAAAACGCTCAATCTTTTACCCCACAAATGGGTGATCCAGTAAACGGAAGTTTAGGAGCTGGAGAATTAGGTATGGATCAAATAATGGGTCTTTTAAATAGTAAATAATGGCATTTAATCCACAATTAATAAATCCAATTGATTTAAATCCAAATCTTGCAGTTGGAGTAAATATTCCATTTAGTGGACCTTCTGTTTTTACCCCAAATTATTTAACTTCTCAAGCTATAAAAAACAATTTAATCAACTATTTTTTAACTAATCCTGGAGAAAGACCATTAAATCCTACTTTTGGAGGAGGTTTAAGAGCCTTTATTTTCCAACAAATTTCAGAAAATTCGCTAGATGGATTAAAAGAAAATGTAAGTTTAAAATTAGAAACATATTTCCCAAATGTTATAATTAACTCATTAGATGTACTTAAAAGAGATGATGAAAATTCAGTAGTAGTTCAATTGAAATATTCTATTGCTAATTCTAATATCAATGATAACTTAACTTTTCAATTTTAAAAAATGGCTAAAACTAATAAAGATATAAAATATATTAATCGGGATTTTGAATCCTTTAGATCAAGATTAATAGAATTTTCTCAAACATATTTCCCCTCAACATATAATGACTTTTCATCAACCTCACCAGGTATGATGTTTATGGAACAATCTTCTTATGTGGGAGATGTTTTAAGTTTCTATTTAGATAACCAATTTCAAGAAACATTTATTCAATATGCTCAACAAACAAATAATGTATTTGAATTAGCATATATGTTTGGTTATAGACCAAAAACTACAGGGGTTGCCCAAACAAATGTTGACTTTTATCAACAATTACCTTCAATTAATGATGGCACTGGTAATTATGTTCCTGACTATAGTTATGCTATTACAATTAATGAAAATACTACTATTACTTCCCAAAACGGTTCTTCATTTATCACCCAGGATAAAATTGATTTTTCTGTTTCAAGTTCATTAGATCCAACAGAAGTTTCCGTATATCAAATATCTGGAAATATACCACAATATTTTCTTTTAAAAAAGAGCAGAAATGCTATTTCATCTACTATTAACACAACCAGTTTTAGTTTTGGAGCACCTCAACAATTTGCAACAATAAACATACAAGCTAACAATATTGTAAAAATATTAGACATTACTGATTCTGATGGTAATATATGGTATGAAGTAGATCATTTAGGACAAGAAATGGTATTTGATTCAATAAAAAATACTAACATTAATGATCCAAATAAAATAGATAATACTCCATTTTTATTAAAATTAAAAAAAGTTGCAAGAAGATTTGCTACTAGATTTACATCTTTATCAAATTTACAAATCCAATTTGGAGCGGGTTCACCAAGTGATACAACTGAAGAAATTACTCCAAACCCCAATAATGTAGGTATTGGTTTACCCTTTAAAAAAGATAAATTAACTACAGCATTTTCTCCACTTAACTTTTTATATACTGGAACATATGGAATTTCACCGGCTAACACAACATTAACAGTTAGATATCTAACGGGTGGTGGAGTAAATTCAAACATTACTGCAAATTCTTTAACTAATTTAAATACAGGTAATACTAGATTTAACAACTCTAATTTAAATGCAACAACCGCAAATTATATATTTGCATCACTTTCAACATCAAACCCAATAGCTGCAACTGGTGGAAGAGGAGGAGATACATTAGAGGAAATACGCCAAAATACACTAGCACTAGTTGCTTCCCAAAAACGCTCAGTTACCGCAGATGATTATTTAGTTAGAGCTTTAAGTATGCCCTCTGAATATGGAGCGGTTTCAAAAGCATATATTGAACAACCTAAATTAACAGATAATCAAGTATCAACAATTGAAACTTTAAGTTTATATGTTTTATCTTTAAATTCTTCTGGGCAATTAGATTATGCTAATACAACTTTAAAAAATAATTTAAGAACCTATTTATCTCAATATAGAATGATTGGGGATAATATAGAAATTAGAGATGCATATATTATCAATATTGGAGTAAATTTTGAAATTGTAGTATTACCTGAATATAATAATAATGAAGTTTTATTGTCTTGCATATCATCAATACAATCATATTTTTTACTTGATAAATGGCAATTAAATCAACCAATTATGATACGAGATTTATATATTTTGCTTGATAAAATTAAAGGCGTCCAAACAATAAAAACTATATCTGTTGTAAATAAAGCAGGAACTTCAACGGGATATTCACAATATGCTTACGATATAGAGGGAGCTACACAAAACCAAGTAATTTATCCTTCATTAGACCCTAGCATATTTGAATTAAAATACCCTAACCAAGATATAAAAGGTAAAGTAGTTCCTTTATAATGCTATATTTATAATAAAATATATTAATGGCTGTATATAAAATCTTCCCTACCCAAGACGCTACCTTATATTCTGTATACCCTACTATGAATACAGGGTTAGATGCTATCTTAGAAGCCTCTAACAAATTAGATATTAGTGGAAACCCAGATGTAGCTAGATATTTAGTAAAATTTGATACAGCTGAAATCATAGATATTATTAGTAATAAAATATCTGGAAACACATATGATGTATATTTTAAAAATTTTATAGCAGAAGCTCAAGGAATTAATTTAGATACTTCTTTAGAAATATTACCTGTTGCTCAAAATTGGAATAACGGAACAGGATATACTTTAGATTCTCCAATCGTTGAAGATGGCTCATCATGGTCATACTCTAATTATAGTGGATCTAATCCTTGGAGTATGTCAGGTATTGGATTTACAGGTTCATATAATTCAACGTATTCTCCCCAAGGTGGTGGTAATTGGTTTACAGGATCTAATTTTATTGCATCTCAATCTTTTGAATTACGTAGTGAAAAAGATATTGAAGTAAGTGTAAAAAATACAGTTACTGCTTGGTCAAGTTCACTAATCCCTAATTATGGATTTATAGTAAAATTAACTGGATCACAAGAATTTAATTCAAGTCAATATATTCAACCTCAATTTAAATACTATAGTGTTGATACAAATACAATTTACCCCCCATGCTTAGAATTTAGATGGAGAGATTATCAATCTGTATTAACAGGATCAGCTACTAGTAGTATAGTAACCACTTCAGACATTAAAATGTCTCTTTCTCAAAATTCTGGTATATTTTATCCAACAAGTATAAATAAATTTAACCTAAATGTAAGTCCTTTATACCCAAATCGTACATATCAAACGTCTTCATTATTTACTAATTTAAATTATTTACCTACTTCTTCATATTATGCCATAAAAGACTTGGCTACCAATGAATTTGTTGTTAACTTCGATAATCAATATACCCAAATTAGTTCCAATTCAACAGGAAACTATTTTAGTGTTTATATGAGTGGCCTTGAACCAGAAAGATATTATAAAATTTTAATTAAAACTATAATTAATGGTTCAACATTAATATTTGATGATAATTATTATTTTAAAGTTATAAACGGATGAGTGAAAATATAAAATTTAATAAACAAGTATATGATAAAGGACAGTACACTAAAGTAATAAATACATCCTTCACTCAATTAGGAGTTCAACCAATCCAAGAAACAATTAACAATCAACCTACTACAGATCAATTTTTTAGTATGTATAATGATTTATTTTATGATATTCCTGAATTAGGTGAAATTAATTCACATGAATATTTAATTACAAAAAGCAGTGAATATATTAATTTTGATGCTAATCAAGAAGAAATAGAAGCTTTACAAGAAGAAATTGCTCAATTAAGAGAAGAATTACTTGATGCTCAAAAACAAAATATAGAATTACAAACAGGAACAACCATATCTACCCCACAATAATGGCTGCAGAAATTACTCAAATAGATACTCAAGATTTTACTTCTCAAACATATGGGGGGAGTGATACATCTTTACTTTCTCAATTTGAAATTAATACATCTTTAACATCAAGTAGTTATATTGAATATTTTATATACGATAATAATCAAAATTTACTCTCAACAGATTATTCATTCTCAGAATACACAGTATTAAATAATGGTCAATCTGCGGGAACTGACAATTCTTTATCCCAAATAGAAATAGACCCTGAAAAATCACTTATTAATTCAGGATATGATCAAGGTGAATATATTACATATTTTAATATTTTAAATAAACAAATTGGTTCTGAATTACAACAGCTCTATATTACTGAAATATCATCTGATAGAACTGAAATTAGATTAGATAGTACTTCTTTAACTGAAATTGATATAGTTGAACAAACTAATATTTTTATACAAGAACGAGAAAATAGTCCATATTTTCTAGATTTTTATTTAAATTTTGGAGATAATAATTTATTTATATCTAATAATATTTCATTAGATAATCAAGATCCAACTAACCCAACAGTATTAATTAAATTATATGAACCCCTTTCGGATGAATTTGATATAAATTCTACATTGTGGGTTGTAACTGTTGTAGAAGAACCGGTAGCTTACAAAGTTACCTTTGAAGATATACCTATAGTATTTACAGATACTACTAGTATTGGGGGACCTAATTTTAATTTAGATTTAAAAGATCAAGTTAACAATTCATCATTAGAGTTATCATATGCTGATTTAGTTTTAACATCTTTAACTAGTTCTGCGAATCAACTAAATAGTTTACTTGAGGAAAAAGAAATAGACATAAATGTTGATTACTCAGACTTTTCTAATTTTATTCACTTTAGTTCAGTTCAATCAAGAATTGAAAATTTTTATTATAAAGTTGGTTTAATAGAAAGTTATTCATCTTCTATTGCAATTTTAAATAATACTACAAATAATAACCCAAGTGCTAGTAAAGCTATATATGAATCTAAAATAAATAACATTATAACTAATTTTGATGGCTATGATTATTATTTATATTATTCTAGTGAGTCTTTAGCTTACCCAAAAACTAATTCAACCCTACCATATACATTATATTCTTCTACAAGCCCAACAGTTTTAACTTGGTTAGGAAGTGCTGATGAAAATAATGCATATTATGGTGGAATACTCCTCTCAGCCTCTATCTACGATAATTTAAACCAAAATAATTTATTTTATACTATTCCAGAATATTTAAGGGAAGATCCTGCAAATGATCCATATCAATTATTTATTGAAATGGTAGGACAACATTACGATAATATTTGGATATATTATAAAGATGTTACTCAAAAATACAATGCGGACAACCGTTTAGAAAATGGTATTTCAAAAGATATAGTAGCGGATGCTATTAGGGATTTTGGAATTAAATTATATCAAAATAATTTTTCAAATGAGGATTTATACACAGCATTTTTAGGTTTAACACCTGGAGGTGGTTTATTTCCATTTCCAAATATAACCGGATCTTTACCTACCCCTAGTGGATACGAGTATATTAACACAAAAATATCTGCTTCAAATGATTATTTACCGTTGGATGACGTTAATAAATCGTTATATAAACGCATATACCATAATTTACCATACCTATTGCAAACAAAAGGTACATTGCCTGGTTTGCGTGCACTTATTACTTCATATGGTATTCCTGATACAATATTAAGGATTAATGAATATGGTGGAAAAGATAAAACAAATACAAATGATTGGGATTATTGGCAAAATGAATTTAATTACGCTCATAAACAAAATGGATTTGAAACTCTTAATATCCCTTGGGTTTTAAATTCAAGGTGGGGATCAACTTCAAATGTACCTGAAACAGTAATGTTTAGATTTAAAACTAATAATTTACTTACTTCATCCCCTCCTCCCCTCCAATCTCCTTTAATTTCAAGCACACTAGATAAATTCAGAATAAACCTTACATACACAGGATCAGCATATACTTCTGGTTCTTACAGTGGTTCAATTATTGATCCATATTACCAATATGCCCGTTTAGATTTTATTCCTAATGAGTACCCTTACCCTGATTCCAGTGCTAGTATTTTTTTACCCTTTTTTAATAATGATTGGTGGTCAGTAATGGTCACAAAAACTGGAACTGGATTATCAACTAATTTCCAATTATATGCAGGAAATAAAATATATGGTGGTGGTGAAAATGGAACCTCTATTGGTTTTTTTGCCTCATCCTCTATTATAGGGGAGGACACTTTATGGATTTCCCCTCTCGATGTATTCTTTCAATTATCTGGATCTTTTCAAGAAATTAGATATTATAATAAACCCATAAGTGAAAGTGTATTTAAAGACTATGTAATGAATCCTTCCTCAATTGAAGGAAACTCTTTAAATTCTGGAGCAGACCAATTAGCATTTAGATTACCTTTAGGAGGAGAATTATATACAGGATCAAATTCAATTCATCCAAAAGTTACGGGTTCATGGATTACTACATCTTCTTTTGCCTCTAACAATACTGCTTCTTTTAGTTCAACACCTACATTTGTAAAAAATACAGAATATTTTTATTACGATCAACCAATAGCAGGAATTAAAAATGCAATTGCTGATAAAATTAGAGTTGAAAATAATGTAATCCCGGGTGGAGATGTATTATCACCATTCATGTCTTTATCTCAACAAGCTAATATATCTCAAAGTTATACAGCAAACACAAATTTACTTGAGGTAGCATTTTCACCACAAGATGAAGTAAATGATGATATTAATTCCTCTCTTGGATATTTTAATATAGGAGAATATATTGGAGACCCAAGACTACGTTCTTCCTCAGCTGAATCATATCCATCTTTAGATGCTTTAAGAGATTCATATTTTCAAAAATATACTAAAAATTATAATTTAGTTGATTTTGTTCGTTTAATTAAATTTTTTGACAATTCATTATTTAAAATGATAAAAGATTTTGTACCTGCTCGTACAAGTCTTGCTTCTGGAATTGTAATTAAACAACATATTTTAGAAAGAAATAAATATCCTCAACCACAAGTTGATACTAATTCTACTATAGCATATTATACTAGTGGATCTACAAAAAATAAACCACTTACATTTCAAGATATATCCGTTTCTGGTACATTATTACCACAATGGAACGACTATAATGCGGGTACAGTAGAAAACTTTGATGGAGGTACTGCAGGAGTATTTGAAATGTTTAATGGGACCGCTTTTGCTCCATCCGGCTCTAATATATTTAATTTAACACAAAGTTGGAGTGAATTAATCCAAAATGCTTCTGGATCTGTAAATGTAATTCATAATTCACAAGATGAATTTTACAATGGTGAATTTGATGGCTCAGTTTTAACAGTTACTACTCAAAGTTTACATGCACCCTTTCCAATTGAGAATATAGATTTTAGCTATACTCCCGTAATATATGCACCTAATTTATACAGTGGAAATACATTTATAAATCCTGTACTCCTTAATGATTACGATAGTGAAAATTACCAATTGACCCAAGATCAATTTTTAAATAATCTTACAGTACCTGCTCAAGGAGAAATTTTACTTTTAGATAATTTTAGAATAAAAAGTCCTCCATACACACCATCACCATTTGCTTATGTAAAAATTCATAAAATAGATAATAATAATACTAACAATAATATTGCTCTAGGACAAGCTACTAAATTATTTATTCAATTTACTCTATCGAATAATTATAAATTAATAGGAGATATTGTAGGAGTAACAGAATACCCAACATACTATTTATATAAAGTTCAAAAATTAGATTTTATTTATTTTAATGAAGCTAATAATTATATTAAAAATTATAAGGTTTCTGCTTCTTTTACTTCTTCTATTTTTCAATTTGCTACAGGTTCTGAAAACATAACAACTCTTTTTCCTTACCAACCTTCTCCTGCAAATACTAACATATTCACCCAATTTAATACTTCCTCAGGCACCTATACCTCTCCAGGAACCCCTAATGTACGTCTTAGTATTACTGCTTCTATTACAACAAGTGGATCAGCTTTAAGTATTTGGACTCTTCAAACAAACGGAGTTTCTTTACTAGATGGAAATTCCCCAGGAAGTTCTCAAATTATACAACCAGCAGGTTCAAATGTAACAAGAACTCTTTCCGGATCATTTTTTGCTTTAGATGGTGACAATATCCAGTTAGTAGGTTATAGAGATTATACTGGATTCTCTCAAATAGTAAAATCAGGCAGCTTTTTAGTTACACAAAGTTCAAATTGGTCAATAAGTACTAGTCCAACATCATCAGTATCGTGTTCCCTTATAATTGAACCTTATATTACCGACCCCAATTTTTATAACAGCAATAATAATGCTCTTTTAAATAGCGTTAATGATCAAAGAGAAAATTCTTTTGCTCTAGATGTAGATTATGGATATGGAATAACTCCAATTAACTTTGGTTTATTAATTTCCGGAACAGCAGCCCCATCTACTGTACCTGATTCAAATTATACCTCTAAAAAATCTACTCTTTTAAAATATGATGGTTCAAAATCAACCTCACAACTTTTAAATCAATGGACCCAAGAAGATACAGGAACATATGGTAAATTACCTACAGTAGAAAGTCTAAAAACATATATAGCATATTGTGATGGGATTAATGGATGGCCACCAGAGCATGAAAATGCATCAGCAATGAATGTTTTGTATTTAATTAAAGCTGATGGTACTGTAGTTATTCCAAATACTTCAAAAGATTCACTATCAATAATGCAACAAACATTTCAAACTGGTGAAAGAGTATTTATTAGTACAAAAAATGGATCTACATCCCCACTTGATCCTTATAGAACTGTTATTAGAGGAGGATCCCACATTGAACCTATTTTATATACTCAATATGGTCAACTTCCTGGTGTAAATTTTAATACTACTATGAGTTTTGAAGATATAGCTCTTGCCCCTGGTGGAGCTACAGCAAATTACGCTGCTTTATATAAACCCTCATCATCTTTAGGTATCACACCAAATACCGAAACAATAGTCCCACTTAATATTGTATTATATGGAGCGGCAATTGGAACATTAAATTCATATGATGTTACTTCTGCATGTGTGCAAGATGGTGTTGATTTAACTTTTATTCTAACACCTAAAGTTGTATTGTCATATGGTTCTGGAAGTCTTGGTGGAACAGGAACGGCACCTAGCAATATAAATATTATATTTAATTTATATAAAAATTCAATAACTTCAAATAACACATTATCAACAAATACGTTTGGACCATATACTTTTCAAAATGGACAATATGCTCAAGGTACATATGTTGCTAACCCAACCGAACTTACTTTTCCTCCCCTAACCTACACTCTCTTATCAGCTAATCTAAATACTAGTGATAAAATTTTTGCAACTGTAAAAATTACTCATAACGTGTCAAGTACTCAGTATATTAATTTTTTTCATTCTTTAAGTAATTCTCCCTTACAAGTTTCCCAATACCCAATATTTACAGCACCCGTAACATCTTCAGGATATAATAAAATTTGGGGATATGGAAATAAAACTACTTATCCATATATAATTACCTCTTCTAATACTACTTTAGTTCAATTATATGGAAATCCTAATGTTAGAGCAAAATCTATTACAGGATCGGGTTTTAATACAATCCAATCCCCTTGGAAAATAAATTATGGAGATGAATTTAAATTTGAAGGTAGAGAAGATTGGTCATATATGGTAAAAAATATATATGCTCCTGCAGAAAGTGGATCTGGAAGAATATTTCAAACAGGATCTATTGAAGTTCATTTTAATGCAAACTTACCAGTTTCAGCATCTTCTAGTGTATTTAATTTAGATCATTTTTTAATCCGTAGGTATGTTGATGATGCTGCACAAAATATTATAACAGGATTTAGACCTCCTAGTTCGCAAGGTCCTTATCTTATAAAACCTGAATTTGTAGTTCCTGAATTAAATAAATCAATAGATGAAATTATATTAGATCTTACGCAAAAAGGTTTGATTACATAATATTTATTAGTATAATAGAATATATAACACAACAATATGGGATATTTAAATAATAGCGTCGTTACAGTAGATGCAATTTTAACAACAAAAGGAAGAGAACTTTTAGCAAAAAATGATGGCTCTTTTCGAATTACACAATTTGCTTTTGCAGATGATGAAATAGATTATACTTTATATAACCCAACACATCCCTCTGGATCTGCATTTTATGGAGAAGCTATTCAAAATATGCCTTTACTTGAGGCTTTTCCTCAAGAAACCCAAATTATGAAATATAAATTAGCTACTTTACCTCGTGGAACAGCTAAATTACCAGTTTTAAATTTAGGATATTCAGCTATTACTTTAGTTCAAGGTGCTTCTTTAGCTATTACCCCACAAACTTTAAATTATTTAGGCAATGCTCAAGCATATGAAACTAGTGGATATTCGGCTACAATTTCTGATGTTAGATTAATGAGTACATTTACGGGGATTGGAATTAATACAACAGCTGCACAAACATCAAATGCACCTATTACAACAACTTTAGGAACTAATGTTTCTCAAACTGTAATTGGTTCTCAAATTAATTTAAGAGCAACAACAGTAAATACTTTATTTGGTTCTAACACTCAACTTTCCGCTACATTAACTGTTGTAGGTTTAGATAGTGGAGCTCGTTTAACCATCCCTATTTTAATTAATAAAACAATAGTTTAAATTATAAAATATGTCATTTAAAAGATTAGACCCTGAAGATTTTTTAGTTAGTTCAGATTCAATTGTTAATACTCTGTGGTCAACAGATACACCAACTTTAACTACTTTTTTTACTTCCTCTATTCAGGCTGGATCTTCTACAGGTAATTATTACTATAGTGTTTATCAAACTGGATCTACACTTTCAAATGCTGCTGTGCAATTTGATATAGCATATGCTGATTCAAAAGGAAGTGGAAGTGTATTATATAATAATGCTGTTCCTGGAGTATCTCCTACAAAAACTATATATGGTCAATATCGTTCTATGATTTTAGAGGATGAAAATTCATCTTTTACTTTTGGAAAAGGAACTAATATTTATACAACTACTAATTTTTGGGTAATAAATTTTGAAAGAGCAAGATATAAACAATCTTTATTCCCTGGATCTTTAAATTTAAAACTTTCTGGATCTAATGGAATCATAAATCTTACAGATGACTCAGTAGATAATCCTGTATCCCAATTCTTAGGTTCAACTAGAGTATATCAATTAATTTCTGGCTCTAATGGAACAGCAGGAACTTTAGCAAATAGTGGATATGTAGCCGGATCTGGTTCATATGGTTTAGTATTCCCTGATTTAGGGACCATATTAATTAACCCAACAGCTGTATCTCAATCAATTAGAGTATCCCCAAGTAGATCAAATAATTCAGATGGTTTAAATAACCAAAAATTATTTTCAGCTATTGATTTAGGTGATTCATTTACAATCAACTCCCAAGAAACACTTACTTCAGACTATGTTTTTGTTAGAGCACGTAATAGTGAATTTAACTACTCTGAAAACCCATCATTTATTTCTGGTTCAACAGGTGAGATAATTTATGATGATTTTATTAATGCTCCCCAAGTTTATCTTACTACTATTGGAATGTATAACGATAGTAATGAATTAGTAGCGGTAGCTAAAATGTCAAGACCATTATTAAAAGATTTTACAAAAGAAGCTTTAGTTAGAGTAAAATTAGATTTTTAGAATGAATGAGCATATTCAAACCATTTATAACTTCTGATGTTATTGTTTCTCCTTTTAAGGTAAATAAATCATTTACTTTTACAGGAAACGAGCTTACCGGCTCAAATGTACAAATCGATAGATTTCTTGGAAAAAATATTACAGCATCTTTATGGGTATCTGGTTCAAACAATACTGGGTATATTACAACCCAATCAAGTCAATTAGTATATCGTTCTATTAAAGAACTTTATTACTCTAATTATATTGGAGGAGATAATGGAGCCCCGGCAGCAACGGCTTCCTTTAATAATGATGGAACAATAACAGGTCTTGCTTATACTCCAAATTACTATAACTATTTATCAAATACTTTAACTGCTAGCAGGTATTTTCCTACAGGATCGAATGAAATAGTTACTGTAATATCTATCCCTTCAAATTTATTTGGTGAATACCTAAACCCAGGAACCATTTCACTTACCTCAGCTAGTTTAAATCTATATGATGATGGATTAGGTAATTTAATCTCGGCATCAAAAAAAGTAGGAGATGTTATTTATGAACATGGAATAATTACTATAACTAATAGCGGTACAACACCATATAGTTCAATTTTACCTAATAATTTTTATAGTGGTTCATTAACTTGCTCATTTGAAAGTACAGTCACTATATATGAAACCCAATATAAATGCACTATTAGAGAAAATGAATTTAATTTTTCAAATAACCCATCATTAACTTCAGGATCAACAGCTATAAGCAATGATAGTGGCAGTTCATTCCCTCAACCAGGAAGTGGAAAATTAAATGATAACGTAACAGGTTCATATTTTTCTCCATATATTACAACTGTTGGATTATACAACAACAATAAAGAATTAATAGCGGTAGCAAAACTTGCTCAACCATTACCTGTATCCTCTGTTACAGACACCTCAATATTAATAAACTTTGATTTTTAAAATTTATGTCAAAATGGTTTTACAACGATAAATGGATAGAATCCATTGAAGATTTTCCCCAAGGAACCTATGGTTTTATTTATATTTCTGTTCATATACCAACCGGTAAATCTTATTTAGGTAAAAAATCTTTATACCACAATGTAAAGAAAAAACTAGGTAAAAAAGAATTAGCTGAACAACCTGTAACTAGAGGAAGAACATCTACTACAAAACAAATTATAAAAGAATCTGACTGGAAAACATACTATGGATCAGCAAAACCTATACTTGAACTTATAAAATTAGGAAAACAAAAAGATTTTGATCGTAAAATTTTATGTATTGTTCCAAACAAAAAACTATTGACATATTATGAATGCAAATATTTGTTTCAATTAGGTGTTTTAGAAAATCCAAACGATTGGATAAATGATAATATTTTAGGAAAGTTTTTTCGAAAAGACTTTGTTCCCCAAGATTAATATTGTATCTTACATTTATGGTAAATGAATTACTAGTTAATTTAGTTAATTCTGTTCTAGGAGCAGGCAAACGTACTGCAAGAGGAAATCAATCTTATACTTGTCCTTTTTGTCATCACCACAAACCCAAACTTGAAGTTAATTTTACTGAAAATAAAGATGGTATAAATCAATGGGCTTGTTGGACGTGTAGTAAAAAAGGAAAATCAATAAAAAGTCTTTTTAATCAAATTAAAGTTGATGCTAATCACTTTCATGAATTAAGTAAATTAGTTAAAAATGTATCTTTACACAATATAGGTGAATCAACCTTTACCACATTAGAATTACCAAAAGAATTTAAAACATTTACAAATAATAAGGATATTGTAGCAAGACATGCTTGGTCTTATCTTAAAAAAAGAAACATAACCCAACAGGATATCTTAAAGTACAACATTGGCTACTGCAATTCAGGCCAATATAATAATATGATAGTTATACCGTCATATGATAGCACCGGTAAATTAAATTATTTTACCGCTAGATCATTTGAGCCAAATCCTTACACCAAGTACCGCAACCCGGAAACGTCTCGCGATATTATACCGTTAGAATTGTTTATTAATTGGGATTTACCTATTATATTATGTGAAGGACCATTTGATGCTATGGCAATAAAACGAAATGCGGTTCCATTATTTGGAAAAAATATTCAACCTAGTTTAATGAAAAAATTAGTTGAATCAAAAGTACAAAAAATATATATTGCTTTAGATAACGATGCTATAAAGCAAGCACTTAGATTTTGTGAACAACTATTAGATGTTGGAAAGGAAGTTTATTTAGTAGAATTACAAGGGAAAGACCCTAGTGAATTAGGTTTTGAAAATTTTACAAAACTAATACAAACAGTGTCTCCATTAACACAATATAAACTTATGGAGAAGAAACTATCAACTATATGACAAAAAGAAACATTAAAAGATCTTACAATAGAATTTTAGAAATTTCAGAAGATGCAAAACAAATAACATTACCCGATTCAAGATATTATCGTAGAAATGGTAAATATTACCCTTCTATTACATATGTTTTAAGTTATTATCCAAAAGGTAAATTTTTTGAAAATTGGCTTAAACAAGTAGGATTTGCTTCAGAACACATTGTTAAAAAAGCAGGTGAAGAAGGTACTCAAGTGCATGAAATGATTGAAGAGTACTTAAACGGAAAAGAACTTAACTTTTTGTCCCCAAGTGGAACTCCATTATTTAATCCAGATGTATGGCAAATGTTTTTACGTTTTGTAGATTTTTGGGAGGAATATAAACCAACATTAATTGAAGCTGAAGTACATTTATTTTCAGATGAAATAAAAGTAGCAGGTACTTGTGACATGGTTTGCGAAATTAATGGTGAAATTTGGATTATTGACTTTAAAACATCAAATCACTTACAAACAACATATGATTTACAAACGGCAATTTATGGTAAATGCTATGAAGAATGTTTTGGTAAAAAAGCAGATCGTTATGGGATTTTATGGTTAAAATCAAGCAAACGTAAAAGTGCTAAAGATAAAATGCAAGGTAAAGGATGGGAAATGTATGAATCATCTCGTACACAAGAGGAAAATATTGATATTTTCTTAACAGTTAAAAAATTATTTGATTTAGAAAACCCAACCCACTCACCAATATTTACTGAATTTAAAACTAGTGTTAAGCGAGAGTTGTAATATGTATAATTATGATAAGTCTTATTCAGTTATTGAAGGAAGTGCAAGATAGTCCTAAAGCTATTATATTAGCAGGAGCACCAGGATCTGGAAAAGGAACTATTCTAAGAGATTTAAACTTAAGTAAATTTAAAATTCTTAACATTGATAATACTATAGCAGCTTTATCAAAACAAGATCAATTTACACTAGACCAAAAAACAGCAGATTCCGAAGATAGAAGTAAATTTATGTCAGCAATGCAAACTGCTGCAAAACAATTAAAAACCCAAGATTTACCTCAAACTATATTAAATAAAGAATCATTTATTTTAGATGGTACTGCTTCATCTCCAAACCAAACATTAAAATTAAAATCCCAACTTGAAGAAGCGGGATATGAAGTGATGATGTTATATGTTTATACTGATTTAGAAACATCCTTAAAACGCAATGAAGAACGATTCGAAAAATCAGGTGGAGAAGATAGAAGTTTACTTCCTGGTGCGGTGTTAGGAACATGGCTTATGGTAGCTAAAAATTTTCCTTTATATCAACAATTATTTGGTAATAATTTTGTATCTGTATCCAATACAGGTAATGAAGAAACATTAAAAGATATTGAACAAATTATCCAAAAGTATGTTACTCCATTTGATCCAAAAGATCCAAAACAAAAAACTGAAAAAGAACAAGAAAAATCTAATAAATTAAAAGAAAAATTAAATATAGAAATTCAAAATTTCCTTGATTCTAATCTAGCTCAAAATATTATAAACTCCTCTGTTTCTAAAGAAGAAGCTCAATCTAAAATAAATGAATTCATTAGTTAAATCACTTATATTTCCACTTTTAGAATCTGAACAAAAAGGTGTTGCTTTAATCCCTGGTGGTTTTAAACCCCCAACTATAGGACATTTTGTATTAGTTAATGAAGTAGCACAAAATCCAAATTTTGATAAAGTAATTGTTTTAATAGGTCATAAAGTAAGAGATGGTGTAACTAAAGAAGAAAGTCTAGCAATATGGGATATCTATAAAAAATATCTTCCCTCTAACGTTGAAATTAAAATTTCAGATAACTCTTCACCTATTGCAGATGTTAGCTCACTTATAAAAAACAATCCAGACACATACTTCTACCCAGTAGTGGGTATTAGAGGTGAAATGGATTTAGGTGATATAAAACGATTTGATAGTTTAGAAGGTAAATATCCTAACTTTAAAACAATAGTAATTAAAACAGAAGAAGGTGAAGATCGAGTTAGTGGAACAAACACTAGAGCTGCTTTAATTAGTGGGGAAAAAGATAAATTTCAATCATATCTTCCAACTGAACTATCACAGGAAGAAAAAGATGGAGTTTGGTCTATTTTAACTAAAACACCACTTAATGAAATAAAGTATGCTGAACCTAGCAAATTTGATTATCCAAAACAATTAAAATCACTTACCGAATTTATGTTAGATAAGGGAATGAATATTCGTCCTTTACCTAAAGTAAAATTTATAGAAGATGATGTTGAAAACGCTAGGAATTTTTTCGGTAAAACGGCGTATTACGACCCAAATCAACGCGTTATAGTACTTTATACAATGGATCGTCATCCAAAAGACATCATGCGTTCATTTGCGCACGAAATGATTCACCACATGCAAAACTGTGAAAATCGTTTAGGTAATATTGCAACTCAAGATACAAATGAGGATGGAGATTTACCTAAAATTGAAAGAGAAGCATACGAAAAAGGTAATATGACTTTCCGAAATTGGACAGATACAATAACTGAATGGATTGTTGATACTTCAAAATATAATTATACTCCAAAGCTTTCAAATAAAATATTTTCTCAATTACATGAATTAAAAGTAAATGAAATATCTCTCAACCCAAATAATGCTGTTGAAATATATGGTGATTTATTTAGTGGGGAATTTAAAGTAGGAAATATTGAATATATTTACTCAATTAAAAATATTCCTAGCCCTTATAAAGATGAAGAGTTATTTTATAATATACAATTTGATGAAAAAAATAATAATGAATCTTCAAATGAACCTACAAGAAATGCTAGAGAAAATTATATAAAAATATTATCAACAATGTATAAAATTTTATTAGATTTTGTTGAACAAGAAAAACCAGAATATATAGGAATATCAAGTTTAGATAAAAGTGGATATGGAAATATCTACAATAATTTAACTAAAACCAATACACTCCCCGGATACTCAAGAAAAGATGCAGGTTTAGATTTTGTATCTAAATCAGGAGAAAAAGGTAAATTTATAGTATTAAAAAAATCTATTATTGATATAACTGAATCTATTGTAGGAGATAGGATTGAATGTGATAATTGTGATTGGAGTTGGCCAATAAAAGATGGTGGAAATGATTTATATGTTTGTCATAAATGTGGACATGATAATACACCTAAACAACTAAACGAGGAAGAAGAAGATGATGATGGTACTTTATTATATAAAAGCATATTTAAACCAGATATAAACATATTAGTTGCTTTTAAAAATTACGAAAATTATAAAATTTTAAAACCTTTATTTAATAAATATGGATATGGTTTTTACTCCCCAGAAGATAAAATAATAATTCTTAATGGTGAACGTTTTATAAATTCTAATTTAGATTTTAAGGATTTAAAATTTGTTGAAGCACACGAAATAACACATTTACTTTTAGGACATACAGGACCATATTCTGAAGAAGATGAAATGGATGCTGATTTAGGAGCATATATTTTATTAAAAAATAAAAAGTTATCAACAGATAGACTTGTAAACGAATTTGAAAATAGACATGGTGTCCCATTTACTGAAGAATTACTTGAACGAGTAAAAAATAGGTTGTAAATTTATTAAAATTAATACATGAAAAAAATACCAACTTTACTTGACTTATACGAGGCAATCAAACCATACACTATATATTGTGATATGGATGGTGTGCTTTGCGATTTTGATCAAGGATATGAAAAGCTAACAGGAGAATCTACGGATGAAGCTAACGCTAAAGGTAAATCTTATTTTTGGAAACTTTTTAGAGAAAGCGTTGGAAAAAATGAAAAAGATTTTTGGTCTAATTTACCATGGCAACCCGGAGGAGAAGAACTTTGGAATTACATTAAATCTTCTTCCCCAAATATCCTATCAGCTCCCGCAGTAGATTTTAATTTACCTCAAGACCAACAATTAAATCCAGAATTTAATCAAGCTATTCAAGGTAAAAAAGAATGGATTTCTAAACATCTTAATGGTGTAAATAAAGAAATATTTGTTCCTGCTCCTCAAAAATCAACATTTGCAACATCAAAGCATATACTTATAGACGATATGCAAAAAAATATAGATGCTTGGAAGGCAGCTGGGGGTAAAGCAATTTTACATACTTCTGCTCCAAAAACAATAGAAGCTCTTAAAAAATACGATTTATAAATGTCAGATTCAGTTTTAAAAAAAGAATTCCAAAAAAGAGACGTTGAACGTTTACGTAACCTTGTTAAAGGTAAATATGGAGACAGAACAACTGTTGGAATAGGTTATAGTAAAACTCCTGAAGAAGAACATAAAGAAGGTGACATTTGGAAATCAGATGGTAAAGAATGGACTATCAAAGATGGTTTAAAAGAAAATATTACTAAATTGGATAAATTTAAAAATTTATCTATTCCTATATTTTGTCCAAAATGTAAACAAAACATGGACAAGCAATTAGACATACACTATTTTAAATCTTATGGTGAATGTTTAGATTGTAGAGCTACAACAGAAACCCAACTAAAAATATCTGGAAAGTGGGAAAATTATGTAAATCAAACATTTAATAAAGAAATTGATCTTCATGTAGAAGATTATAAAAGTTTCATAGATAATAAGTTGTCAGAAAGTAATAATAGCTTTGTAACAGAAGCTGGTGATGTACAAAAATGGGTCGGTGGGATTGATAAAGATCGTGCATTAAAGGCTATGGAAGAATCTATTAATTATTTAAATTCACTTAAAAAATGACAACAACTGTATTTACAACAATTTTAGTAGCATTAATAACTGCTGTATTAGGTCCTATTATAGTAGCTTGGTTTAAACTAAAAATGGAAAAAAAATCCCAAAATACTTTAATGTTTGATGCTCTTGAAACTTCAACTTTAGTAGATAATCAACTTGAAATCGTATTAGAGGAACTAGAATGTGATAGAGTATGGATTGCTCAATTCCATAACGGAGGCCATTTTTACCCTACAGGTAAATCTATCCAAAAATTTTCTATATTTTACGAAAAATGTACCCCTGAAACTCCAAACATACAAGGCACATTTCAAAATATTCCTGTATCTTTATTTCCTAGAGTACTTTCTAAAGTATATAAAGACAATGAATTGTATGTTTCTGATATAAACAATGCTGAAGATAGTTATGGGTTAGAATTTTTTACTAACCAATGTGGTACTAAAGCATCTTGCATAGTGGGCTTACACAGTTTAGATGACCATTTAATAGGAATAATGGGGATATCATTTAAAGAACCACATCAGTTAGAAAAAGAAAAATGGATATTCCTTAGACAAAAAGTAGGAGTTATAGGAACATTACTTTCTGAATATTTATACGCGACAACTAAAAAATAATTTAATATTTATTATAAAATGAAAGATACTTTTGACTTAACAAAATTTTTAAAAGAAAATAAATCTCTTGAAAATTTAAATCCAACCTTTAAATCTCTTAATGAAAATAAGCATATAAAAGATAAAATCAAAGAAATGATTTTAGCTGAATTAGATCCTGCAGGTGATATAAATATTAACTCAACCCCAAAAGATGATCCCTATGCTAATTATTTTGGAGAAGGTAAAGAAATAGAAGAAGCTAAAAAAGATAAAGAAGTAGAAGACGTTGAAACAACTGACGTTGAAACAACTGATACAACTGAAGAAGTACCTGCAGAAGATACACCAGCTGAAGAAGCACCTGCTACAGGTGGTGGTTTAGAAGACATAGCTGCAGATATGGAAGGCACAGAAGGTGACTTAATGGACTATTTAATGAAAGCCCTTAAAGTTGCTAAAGGAATGAACAATGAAAAACTAGAAACACAAATAGGAAACACACTAAAATTTTTCGTTAGCGAATATATTGGTGGAGAAGAACAGTAAACAATTAAATCTATATAAACAATCAAATCTATGAACACAACAGAAATTTTTAACGCAATTCAAGAACAATTAGCTACTTTAGAAGCTGAACATGGTAAAACATCAAAAGCAGCTCGTGGTAGAGCACGTAGCGCCGCTAACAATATTAAAAAATTAGCAGCAGAATTTAAGAAAACTTCAACTGCAGAAGACAAAGCAGCTTAAAAAATGGAACAACCTATTAATGAACCTTTTACTTCAGAGGAATCTCAAGAGATTTACCAGAATTTTAAGACCATTATTAATAGTCGTTTAGATAAACTTTACAACTCAAAAGGCTCGGACGGCGAACAATACGCATATAGTATCGCCGTTAAGCAAATGAGAAAAAAACAAGCTGAGAAATTAGCAGAACCAACAATTGAAGAACCTATGAAACAAGGAGACAAATTAAAAGAAATGATTCAATCAGTACTATCTAAACCATTAAACGAAAAGAAAAAATCATTCCCTGATTTAACTGGAGACGGCAAAGTAACTAAAGCTGATATCCTTAAAGCAAGAGGAGTTGAATTAGATGAAGACCTTGACTTAGGCCATCAAGATGATGAACCACATATGCTTAAAGCGGATTTATATCGTATTGGAAAATATGCTATGGAACTTTACAAAATGGTTGATCAATTTGAAGGTGAACAAGAAGTTGATTTCCCACATTGGTGGCAAGCAAAAATTACCGAAGCTAAAAATATGTTAGTTTCCGCTAAACATTACCTTGATTTTGAAATAAAAGAACCTCAACTAGATGCTATGGTAAACGTAGCTTCTGAAGAAGGTGCTATTGATGAATCATTAAAGAAAAAAATTAAAGAAGCTATTTTAGCTAAACTTAAAAAATAATGACTAAAGATCAACTTAAAAGAAGAATTCAAGACTTAGCTCGTCAAGTATACTCTGCTAACACTATCACCCCAGCAGAAGCTATCGAATACGATGAGTTAACTAAATTCCCCGAACTTAAAAAGGTTATAGTTGATTTACTTACTTTAGAATATGATAATTTTTTATCCTCAATTGATTGGGTAGCACCCCGTCCTTCTACATTTAGAATTAATTTAAAAAACGACCAAAATTTTTATTTAATTTATGGAAGACGTAGTTGGATTGCTCAAGTAGAAGGTAAAAAATACTATTTACTTAATTTACCAGAAGAAGAAAGAGCTTCTCAATCTATAGCAAACATGCTAAGGTATGGTGTTAAAGGAGAAGAAGGTGATAGTGAAACTGGAGCAGGAATTGAAAGCTTAGAGACACCTCCTGCAGAAACCCCTCCTGCAGAAACACCAACAGAAGAAACACCAGCATAATGGATATTTTAGAACAATTTATACGTGATGTATCTTACAAATTTCCTAAAGGATATCCTGATATGAAGGATCCTAAGGATGTTGAATTACTTCATAAATTAATAAATGAAGTAGTTGATACTAAACCTTCACTTAATGAACAACAAGCTGATTACGACGATCGAATTAAAGATGCCTTAGGTGTTGAACAAATCCCAATATGTCAAACCCCCCTTGAATTAGGTAACGACTTTAACTTAAATGGTAAAGATGGAGAAATTTGGGGTAAATTATTTGGTGTTAAACCACTAGCATCTAGAACAGGAAAACAATCAGGTGGATCAGGCAATGGAGAAGTCTCAGTTTATTGGGCTTTTCAATACAATAAATCTAATAAATTTCAAGTTCAAGATCAAAGGGGATCTGATAATCCGGATTTAATTATCAATGATTTAGGTGTTGAAATTAAAGATTATAGTTCTAAACAAATTACATTAGGTAAATTTTTTGCAGATAAAAAATCATATGGATTATTAAGTAATCTATTTGGATTTAAAAGTTTACTTGAAGCCCTTAAAAACAAAAACTTCCCAGAAGGATCAGCATCTAATCCAGGAACATTTAAACCTTCAGAATTAGTAGAAGCATCTACTTTAATGTTAGAATTTTATAAAGAATCAAAATTAAAAGAATTTGCTGTAAAGTATCAATTTGATATGATTATTAATATATTTGAAAGAATAGAAGCTATATTACAAGAACTTAAATTAAATAGTAATGCTTCTCCCGAAGATATAGCTGCTGGAATTCTTAAAATAATGATCCAAACAAAACTTAACAAAAAACCTATGATGAATAAAGAAATAGGATATGTTTTGAATGTTAATGTTGGAGGAAAAGGAGATTTTGTATCAATAACAAATGAAAAAATAGATTCACTTGATAGTAAATCTTTACTTGATAATATATCAGTTGCTTCAGCTGAAATGAAAATGAATTTTGACGCTTTATTTAAATAACATGGACAAATCACGTTTGAAACACCTTATTAAAGAAGTATACCAAAAAAAGGATAGTTGCAATTGTGGTTGTCACAGCTGTGACAACGTAGGTAATCCTGGTGTTGTATTAAACGAAAGTTTAGTTAAAAAAGAAATATTGTCGGAGAATCTGCGATATCACGTGGATAAACAACTCCCACTTACCGAAAACACGTTCCGATATGGTTCGCAATCATTTCTTAATTTATGGGCAGAAGCTCGTTCACTATATTTACGTGAAATTATTCATGTAAATGAAGATGATAAAGAAATTTTAGAGGAAACTGACTTAGGTAACTTTGGCTTATATGAAAATCAAAAAGTACCTTTAGATTTACTTTTACTTGAAAACGAGGAACTTGAAGAAGCAGAAGATAAAAAGAAAAATCCCCCACTTGGAAAACCAAAGCGTGGAGGATCTAAAAAATTCTATGTTTACGTAAAAAATCCTCAAACTAAAAAAATTAAAAAAATTAGTTTTGGAGACACAACAGGTCTATCAGCTAAAATAAACAACCCAAAAGCTAGAAAAGCGTTTGCTGCACGTCACGATTGCAAAAATAAAACAGATAAAACTAAAGCTTCATACTGGAGTTGCCGTTTACCTCGATATGCCAAATTACTTGGATTAAAATCATCATTTTCAGGATTCTGGTGATGAAAAAAATTGAAAAAATAGTACAAGAAGTCCTTAAAAATCATCCAGGTTTATGGGATAACATACGTGCTAAACGTGAACGTGGGGAAAAACCATCCCCAAAAGGATCTAAAGCATATAAGACAGCTGTTAAAGCAGGTAAGGAAATTAATAAACTTCTCGAAGAAGAAACCCCAGAACTTCAATTCCCTGATGGTTTTCAACCTGCAAAATCTGTTCCTCAAGGTGGTGCTATGTGTGCTAACTGTGCTAAATGGAATAAGAAAACACAATTATGTGAAGGTCAATATTATATAGATTGGCATGGTAATGGTGAAATTCACGCTGATCCAACTGAATATATTTGTATCTGGTGGGTAGATAAGAGAAAATGATCCCATACACAGACATAGAAGTTACTGATAAATATATCATTCGTGAATTTAACGAAAATATAGACCCAATTGAGCTTATGTGGCATCGCGATGATGAATCTCGTACTATTGAAATTCTAGAAGATACAAATTGGCAACTCCAATTAGAAAATTGTTTGCCTACCTCACTAAAAGAACGTATATTTATACCAAGACACGAGTGGCATCGTGTAATAAAAGGAACAGGAACATTAAAGTTAAAAATACATAAATCATGAAATTAGATAATTTAAAACAATTAGTTAAAGAAGAACTTAATCGTACTTTAAACGAAAATGTAAGAAACAATAAAGATATTAAAGCCGGAGAATATGAAATTACATATGAACCAATGATTGGAGAACCTAAAACTATTACAGTTAAAGTAGAAGAGGACACTACTCCCCGTGATACAGAAAATTTTTGGAGAAGTTTATTATCTAAAACTAACAAAACATATAAATTAGAAGACCGTCAAAAGAAAATAAAAAAAATAGTAAAAAAATAACTTACAGACAGATTCATAGCCTGTCGACTTAAAAAAATTATTAGAGATCTGTGGCCTCCTTTGGGAGGTCATTTTTTATTTCGTATATTTAAACATAAAATAAAACATGGACAAGAAAATAGTAATAGTAGGAGCAGGTGTAGCAGGTATAAATGCTGCAACAAAATTAGTAGACAACGGATATCCTGGAGAACTTATTACCATAATTGATATGGGTAAAGATCCATATAACCGCTTACCTGAAGAGGTAATGACAGGTATGCTAGGAGCTGGAGGATGGAGTGATGGCAAGTTAACATACCATACAGCAATTGGTGGTGTATTATCAAAATACACAGGTGAGGAAAAAGCAATGGAATTGATGGATCAAGTAATTACTAATTTCAAACGTTTCCACCCTAAACCAGAGGAAGTACAATGTTCAAACCCTGAATCTGAACCTGAATTTATTAAACCATACTTTGGTTTACGTTTGTTTCCTGTATGGCACGTAGGTACAGATTATCTATCTGAAATTGCTAAAAATTGGTACGATTATTTAGTTAAAAAAGGTGTTGAATTTATTTGGGAAACTAAAGTAGAAGATATAGATTTTAAAACCAACTATGTTCTTACTCATAATGCTTATTTACAATATGATGAACTCATATTTGCAGTAGGTAAATCAGGTATTGACTTTGCCCAACAACTAGCAAACGAACATGAACTACCAGATGAACCTAAATCAGTGCAAATTGGAGTTCGATTTGAGGCACCACAAGAACACTTTCAAAATCTAATTGATATTTCATATGACTTTAAGTTATATAGAAAATTTGACGATAAAGGAGTATCATTACGTTCATTTTGTACAAACAATAATGCAGCATTTGTTGCTGTAGAGGAAACATATGGAGATGTAAGTTACAATGGACATGCTAAAAAAGATCCTAAATACTTAAACGGAATGACCAATTTTGGTATCTTAATGGAAATTAAAGGTATTGACAATCCATTTGAGTGGTGTAGAGAAGCAGTTAAAAAAGTACAAATTGATGGAACTGGAACATACTATAGTCCATCACGTAAACCATCATTAACATCAGAGGGTACAGATGTATCCTCGATTCAAGTAGATGATTTAATGTATTTATATGATTCATTAGGTGAATATGCTCAATATATTGTTGATTTTATTGAAGATATGAAAAAAGTATTCCCTACACTTAAAGATGATTGGGGAATTTATATGCCGGAAGTTAAATATCTTTCACCTGAACCATTAGTAAATTATGAAGATCTTAGTTTAACAAAGTATCCTAACGTACATTTCGTAGGAGATGCTTTATCTGCTCGTGGTATAACAGTTTCGGGAGCGCATGGAGTTTATGTAGCAGAAAGTTTTTTAAAATAAATATATAAAATAAAAGTTATGAAAATAGGATTTTGCGGCACAATTTCAGTAGGTAAAACTACATTAGTTAATGCTTTAAAAGAATTACCAGAGTTTGCAGATTATCATTTTGCAACAGAACGTTCAAAATATTTACGTGATTTAGGTATTCCATTAAACACAGATTCAACATTAAAAGGTCAACTTATATTTTTAGCTGAACGAGCTAGTGAATTACTTCATAAAAATATGATAACAGATCGTACAGTAATTGATGTTATGGCATTTAGTCATTTATCAACTACTATCCCATTTTTTATATCTGCTGATTTAAATAAGGCTGTATCTGAATTAATACGAGATTATGATTACATATTTTATGTTTCACCTGAAGGTGTAGAATTAGAAGATAATGGAGTTCGTGTAGTAGATTCTAAATATAGAATAAAACTTGATAAAACTATTAAAAAATTACTAGAACAACATAAATCTAAACTTAATACTATTAAAGGATATTCTGAACTATCAGGCACTACCGAGGAAAGAATACAAAAAATTAAACAAGTAATGTCCCTTTAATATTTATTAATAAAATACAATATGAAACAGACTCGATTACTTGAAATTATACGTGAAGAAATAGCTGGTGCTTTAAACGAAGCTGGACTTTTTACCTTAAAAGTACCTACAGATTCTAAAAAAGGTCTCCCCCAAACAACCGACCCTGATGATTCAACAGAAAAATCTCCAGATTTTTTAAAAAAATATAAAAAAGTAACTGAATCCGAAGAACTTGAAGAAGATACTTTAAATGAAGTTCCTGATTTTGGAGGTAGATATGATCAACAAGTAGCAGCAAAATATGGTGAAGATCAAACATTAGAAGACGCTACAAAAGATATAACAGATGAAATACTTAAAGATATGGGTGTTTCAAGAGATGACCTTAAAAAAGATGCAGATAAGGCAAAAGACGTACTTAAAGCTATCCGTTCTAAAGTAGTTGGTAAAGCTAGAGACCCAAGAGTTGCTAAAGCTTTAGAAAAACAAGAAGAATTTGATGATTCAGGTAATGCCCTTCAAGCAAACCAAACAAACAATGCAATTCTAAAAGCACTAGGTTTAAAAGAACCAGGACAACGTGGTAGAAAAGCAAGTGAAAAATCTGAACCTAAAGAAAAATCTACGAAAACAAAATCTGAACCTAAAGCAAAATCAGAACCTAAAGCAAAAGAAAGTAAAACAGATGCAGGAACAGATGACGAAGGAAATAAAGTAGAAATAGATACTACTGTTAAAACTCTTACAGGTGATAAAGAAATTGAAATTAAATTAAAAGATGTTATTTCTAAGAAAAAAGATAAATTAAAAGCAGCTTTAAAATCAAAAGATCAAGAAACATACAATAAAGAAAAAGCAGCTTTAAAGCAATTTTTAGAAAAAACAGAAATTGCAAAATATATTAAGAAAAAAACAGTTGATAAAGTTAATCCATATACACTCTCTAATATAGAAAATGAGATAAAATAAAATGGAGAATAAAATATTTCAAATAAAGTTATCCCATCTTATCATAGGTGGGATACTTTTGTTGTTAACAATATTTTTACTTAAATGTAATGTTACTCCAACATTTGTCAACACATATGATAAAGAAAAAAAAGAAATAGACAGTTTACAAGTTGAAATTAGTAAATTAAAACAATCACAACTTAAATTAAATAAAGATATAGATAAACAAATATTAATCACAGATTCATTAAATAAAGAAATTAAAATTACAGAAAAAGAGCTAACACAAACACGCACATATTATGCTAACAAAATTAAAAATATTAATAGTTCTTCTCCTTCTGAGCTTAACGAGTTTTTCACAGAAAGATACAAGTAAAATTTGCTTTCCATATAGTAAAGCAAAACAGATAGCAATTGACTTAGTTAGAGGAGATTCAGCTATAGCAGAATTAAAAATCACAAATAAATTAGTTTGGCAATTAAACGAAAAAATTAATACTCAAGATAGTACTATTACACTTTACATAGTTAAAGAACAAAATTATATTAGTCAAATAAACAATTACGATAAAATTTCCACTAAAAAAGACGAAATAATAACGGGTCTTGAAAAAGATGTTACTAAATTAACTAAGAAAAATAATCGTTTAAAATCAGGACTTAAATACCTTGGTGGAGGATTCGTGGCTTCCATACTTACTATTATTACCTTGACATTAATTAAGTAATGGCTGAAGATCTAAAAAAAGCGATAAGAGAAGAATATGTGAGATGTGCTACATCTCCGGCATACTTTATGAAAAAGTATTGCTACATTCAACATCCAAAACGTGGTAGAATTCAATTTAATCTTTACCAATTTCAAGAAAAAGTATTAACTTTATTCCAAGAAAATCCGTACTCAATGGTTTTGAAATCTAGGCAACTAGGAATTTCAACTTTATGTGCTGGTTATTCTTTATGGATGATTATTTTTCATCAAGATAAAAATATACTTTGTATTGCTACAAAGCAAGAAACAGCTAAAAACATGGTTACCAAAGTAAGGTTCATGTATGAAAGTTTACCTTCTTGGCTTAAAGAAAAAGATAAACCTACCGAAGACAATAAATTAACATTACGCTTAAAAAACGGATCTCAAATTAAGGCAACAGCAGCATCAAGTGATGCAGGTCGTTCAGAAGCCGTTTCTTTGCTAATTATAGATGAGGCCGCATTCATTAACAATATTGGAGAAATATGGGCTTCAGCACAGCAAACATTAGCTACAGGTGGTGGATGTATTGCTTTATCTACTCCTTATGGTACAGGTAATTGGTTCCACCAAACATGGGTTGCTGCCGAAATGTCAGAAAACAGTTTTTTACCAATTAAATTACCTTGGCAAGTTCACCCTGAACGAGATCAAGTATGGAGAGATAGACAAGATTCTGACTTAGGAATTAGAATGGCAGCACAAGAATGTGACTGTGACTTTTCTACATCTGGAGATACTGTATTTTATTCTGACGATATAACATTTTACGAAAAAACATTTATAAAAGATCCATTAGAAAAACGAGGAGTAGACCAAAATCTATGGATTTGGGAACCTGCAGATTATTCAAAAAATTATTTAATTGTGGCTGATGTAGCCCGAGGAGATGGAAAAGACTATTCTGCGTTTCACATATTTGATGTAGAAACATTCACTCAAGTAGGAGAATATAGAGGACAAATTGGTACAAAAGAATATGGTCATATGTTAGTAGGCATGGCCACTGAATATAACAATGCTTTACTTGCAGTAGAAAATTCTAACATAGGATGGTCTACTATTCAAACTATTTTAGATAGAGGTTACCAAAACTTTTACTATTCACCTAAAGGTGGAAATATGAGTACAGATTCTTATTTTGATCCATATATGGATACAAGTAGAATGACACCTGGATTCTCTATGACTACAAATACTCGACCTATTGCTATTGGTAAATTTCAAGAAGCAATACAAGATAAAGGAGTTACTTTTTACTCTAATCGATTACTAGAGGAAATGAAAGTATTTATATGGAGAAATGGTAGAGCAGAAGCCCAATCAGGCTATAATGATGACTTAATGATGGCATTTGCTATAGGTTGTTATTTACGTGATACCTCATTTAAATTTAGACAGTCAAATATGGATATGACTAGAAGTATGCTTAACGCTATATCAACTAATACCGCTAAATATTCGGGTGGGTATTCTTCTGGAGCAGCATATGCAGACAAATACAATAACAATCCATTTAACATTGATAACCCTTATTCAAACGAACAAGAAGATATTTCTTGGTTACTTTAAAAACAAATCATGGCAGACACAGGCTTATTTAAAAGATTACAACGTTTATTTTCAACTGATGTTATTATCCGAAATGAAGGAGATAATAAACTAAAAGTATTTGACATCAACAAAATACAAGTTTCAGGAGAATATGAAACAAATTCCCTAGTAGACCGATTTTCTAGAATATTTACAAATTCAAACACTTCAATTTATGGATACCAAAGTAGTTTCAACTATCAAACAATACGCCCTACGCTTTATTCTGAATATGACTCAATGGATACAGATGCTATTGTCGCCTCTGCTTTAGATATAATTGCTGATGAAAGTACATTACGTAATGATATGGGAGAAGTACTTCAAATACGTAGCTCCGATGAAGATGTACAAAAAATACTATACAATTTATTTTACGATGTATTAAATATAGAATTTAATCTATGGCCATGGGTTAGAAATATGTTGAAATATGGAGATTTCTTTTTAAAATTAGAAATAGCAGAAAAATTTGGTGTATATAATGTTATCCCATACAATGCATTTCACATTGAAAGACAAGATGGATACGATAGAGAACATCCTGCTTCTATAAGATTTAAATTTGATCCAGAGGGAATCACAGCTGCCTCAAGTTATGGATTTTACAATGTTCCAAACTCTGCAAACCAAGCGAATGCTATTTATTTTGATAATTATGAAATGGCTCACTTCCGTTTATTAACGGATACTAACTTTTTACCTTATGGTAGATCTTATTTAGAACCAGGACGTAAACTATTTAAACAATACACTATGATGGAGGATGCAATGCTAATCCATAGAATTGTTAGAGCGCCAGAAAAACGCATATTTTATATTAATGTAGGAAATATTGCACCTGCTGAAGTAGAAAATTTTATGCAGAAAACGATTTCAAAGATGAAACGTACTCCATACATTGATCAAGAAACAGGTGATTACAATTTAAAATACAACATGCAAAACTTGCTTGAAGATTTTTATATTCCTGTTAGAGGAACAGATCAAGCAACTAAAATAGATAATTTAGGTGGTTTACAATATGATGGAATCCAAGATGTTGAGTATTTAAGAGACAAATTATTTGCTGCTTTAAAAGTACCTAAAGCATTTATGGGCTACGAAAAAGATTTAACAGGTAAAGCTACATTAGCGGCTGAAGATATTCGTTTTGCTCGTACAGTTGAACGCATACAACGCATTATGGTGTCTGAATTAACTAAAATCGCATTAGTACATTTATACGCGCAGGGATACACAGATGAAAGTTTAACTAATTTTACTCTTTCATTAACAACTCCTTCAATCATTTACGATCAAGAAAGAGTTGCTTTACTAAAAGAAAAAGTAGATTTAGCTGCTCAAATGATCGAGCAAAAAATTATGTCTACAGATTGGATATATGAAAATATATTCCATTTAAGTGAAGACCAATACGATGAAAATAGAGATTTACTTATTCAAGATGCTAAACGTAAGTTTAGAATAACTCAAATTGAAAACGAAGGTAATGATCCATTAGAAACAGGTAAATCTTATGGAACACCACATGATTTAGCTTCCCTATATGGTAGAAGTAGATATGAAGATGGTGAAGTTCCTGTTGGGTATGATGAAAAAGAAACCCTAGGCAGACCAGCAGAAAAAGTAACTGATAGAAATACTCAAGATAATGCTTTTGGCAAAGATAGAATTGGAGCATCAGGTATGAAAAAAGATAACGATGAATCAGATTCTACTAAACCAAAATATCAAGGTGGGTCTCCATTGGCGCTAGAAACTAAAAATACTAGAAATAAAAATTCTAAAATGTTTAATGATATTAAAAATCAAAAGAAACAAATGATTTTTGAAGCTGATATTAAAGGAAATTCATTATTAGATGAATCACAGATACGAGAGTAAATAAGCTCCATATATTTATAAATAAACAAATATAATAGAATGCAAATTAATCATTCCAAGTATAAAAATACTGGTATCCTATTTGAGCTCTTAATTCGCCAAATTACTAATGATACATTAGATAGTAAGGATTCACAGGCAACGAATATACTAAAAAAATATTTCGTTAAAACAGAATTAGGTCGTGAGTACAAGTTATATGAAACTTTATTAAAAAAAACATCTTTAACTGAAACTAAAGCAAATATTATTACCAATACATTGCTAGATTCATCTAATAATGAATTTCCTTTAATATCAGCTTCAAAAATCATTTGTTTCTTTTGATTTTTAATATCATTAAACATTTTAGAATTTTTATTTCTATTATTTTTA